ATCAATTGTTCTACCAATTGTTGGTAAACTATTAATGGTAGATGAGTTAAATTGTGTTGCAGCACCTGTTCTATTGGAAGAAAAGATGTCACTCTTGTTTGCACTAATTGTAACTTCAGTTAAACCGTACTCAACTACATCAAGTGAGTAATTTAAGTTTGCAGTTGTCCCTAAGTTCAATATAATGTTTGATTGGGTTTTTGTGGCATAACCAACATAACTAACTGTAACTCTATAAGGACCACCAATACGCATGCCTGAAATTCTATAAGAGCCATCAACATCTGTGGATGTGCCATAACTTGTTCCAGATGGTAGATGAACTGCTTCAATGGTTGCACCAATAAGCACCTCATTGCTTGCATCTTTGATTGTTCCTGATATGGCAGAAGTTGTTACTTGACCATAACCAATTGTTAACGTTGCTAATGACAACAACAACGTTTTAAAAATGTTTTTCATAGTAAAATTGTTTTGTTTAAAAATTTTAATTTATCATAAATAAGACTTTACAAGTATAGCCAAACAAAATATTTTAGGCAAGTTTTTTTTGAATTTATATTTTTCATATATTTATTTATAAATATAATATGAAATTCTATATAAAGAAAGGTGCAGATTTACCTATATTAAAAGTTGAACCAATTAAGGATGGTAGGTCAGATTACAAAAAATTTATGGAGGATTTGGAGTCATCTACCATATTATTTTCTATGATTAACACAGAAAATAATTCATATAAAATCACAAATAGTGAAGCATATTTAGTTGCCAAAGAAACAACAGAACCAACCCCAACTGTGGAATACTACATATATTATCAATTTAAGAAAAGAGAAACAAATACACCTGGCATATATAAAGGTGAATTCTTGATTAGGAATGAAAATGGAGACCTCATCTTGCCTTTAAGGGAAGAATTAACTATTATTATTTTAGATTCGTTTATTAAGAAGTTTAATTAAAACTTTTAGATTTTTACCCCTAAAATAATTAATATGATAAGTAGTCAAGAAATTGAGGAGTTTCTTAATGGTTCTGATCCAGAAGAGTACATTGTTGCTATTGAATATGACTTTATGTCTAATTGTGTCTATAAGATAAAAGAAATTCCCAATAAAGGAAAACAAATTGTCAAAGATACTTTTACCGCATTTTGTTGGGTGGGTAATTTAAATTCATTAAATTTCTACAATAAGTCAAAGGCTTTGCAAAAGGAAGCAATGACCAAACATAGCATTATTATAACAAAATTAAGAACAGATGAACATCCAAGATTGGAACATGGAATGAAATTTATGGTTCAGTCATTAAAGGGTTATAGAAATTTAGCTGCTTTCTTTAAGGAAGGGGGGTTAGACCCAAAGAGTGAAATTGGTAGAACCAAAATTATTATGCTACCCCCAGTTGACCAATATCTCATATCTAAAGGTAAAAGATTATTTAAAGGGTTTGATTCTTATGATGATATAACAAGACTTGTATTTGACTTAGAAACCACAGCATTAGAACCAACTGATGGTAGAATATTTATGATTGGAATTAAAACCAATAAAGGTTACTCCAGAATCATAGAGTGTATTAACCCAGAGGATGAGGCAAATGGTATTATTGAATTTTTTAAAGTTATTGATGAAATTAAACCAACCATTATTTCAGGTTACAATTCAGCAACGTTTGACTGGGAATGGATTTTCAAAAGATGTGAAATATTAAAGATACATGTTCAAACTGCGTGTAAGTCATTAAACCCAACAAAATCCTTCACAAGAAGGGATTCTATGCTAAAATTAGGGGGTGATGTTGAGAAATACATGCAGACCTCTATTTGGGGATATAATGTTATTGACGTAATACATTCCGTAAGAAGGGCACAAGCAATCAATAGTGACATCAAATCTGCTGGTCTTAAATATATCACAAAATATATAAATGCAGAAGATGCTGATCGTGTGTATATTGAACACACCAAGATTGGTAAAATGTATCAAGAGAAAGAAGAATATTTTCTTAATATAAATAATGGAAAATATAAATTAGCAACAGATTATCCTGACCTTGACATCAAATTTCCAAAAGTATATAAGCGAGTCACAGGTGATAAACTTGTTGAAGCATATCTTGATGATGACTTGGAAGAAACAATGAGAGTTGATTCAGAATTTAGTCAAGCATCTTTCTTATTGGCAAAGATGGTACCATTACCTTTTGAAAGGATATACACAATGGGAACAGCAGGATTATGGAAGACATTGATGTTGGCTTGGTCATATAATAATCAGTTGGCTGTCCCCCAAAGTGAGGATAAAAGAAACTTTGTTGGCGGTTTATCCAGATTGGTTAAGGTGGGGTATTCAAAGAATATCTATAAACTTGACTTTTCGTCCCTATATCCATCCATACAATTGGCTCATGATGTATTCCCATCTTGTGACATAACTGGCGTTTTAGAAGGTATGTTAAAGTTTTTTAGAAATGCAAGGATAGATTATAAGAATTTGGCAGAAGAATGGAAGGATAAGGATCCTAAGATTGCTGCAACTTATGATAACAAGCAATTACCAATTAAAATTTTCATAAACTCTTTGTTTGGTTCATTATCAGCACCAGCAGTTTTCCCTTGGGCTGAAATGGATAAAGGTGAACAGATAACTTGCACGGGTAGATTATATTTAAGGCATATGATTAAATTCTTTATGGATAGAGGTTATGTTCCTTTAGTTTGTGATACAGATGGTGTTAACTTTTCAGCAACAGATGATTTTAGCGGTAGGGAATATATTGGAAAAGGATTAAACTGGAAAGTTAAAGAAGGTAAGATTTATAAAGGTATATATGCTGATGTTGCAGAATACAATGATTTATATATGAAAAAGGAGATGGCCTTAGATTTGGATGGTCATTGGTTATCTTGTGTTAACTTTGCAAGAAAAAACTATGCAATTATGAAAAATGATGGTAAAATAAAGTTGACAGGAAATACAATAAAATCAAAGAAACTTCCCCAATACATTGAAAGATTTATTGATGTTGCTGTTAAGTTATTGCTTGAAGGTAAAGGAAAAGAATTTATTGAAGAATATTATAATTATTTTGAAAAGGTTTATAATAAGGAAATTCCCTTAATTGAAATCGCAAACAAGGCAAGGGTTAGACAGAATGTTAAAGACTACGTAAAAAGGTCAAAGACATTAAATAAAGCAGGAAGTACCACAAGTAAGATGGCACACATGGAGTTAATTATAAAGGAAAAATTACATGTTAATCTTGGGGATATTATATATTATGTAAATAATGGAACAAAACAATCGCACGGGGATGTGTCAAAAACAAAAGATGGTATTAAATTAAATTGCTATTACATTGACCAAAATGTGTTCGAAAAGACCCCTGATTTGACTGGGGAATATAATGTGCCAAGAGCAGTTGTAACTTTTAACAAAAGGATAAGCCCATTGTTGGTTGCTTTTAGTCCAGAGATTAGGAATAGGATTCTTATAAAAGACCCAGCTGATAGGCAATTCTTCACAACAGAAGAATGTAAATTAATAAATGGTATTCCTTATGCGGCAAAGGATCAAGATGATTTAAATGATGTAATGACAATATCAGAAGATGAGGTTAAATTCTGGGAAAAAATAAATGTAAACCCCAATCTAATATATGAAAATTCTTAAAATTAAAAACCCCAACCTTAACTAGATTGGGGGTTTTTAATTACCCTTTTAATCCATCTGAACTAACTATATACCAAGTTCCAGAACAATGCCTAAACTCAACGCAAGCCCCTTTATCTAAATTTATTTCATCATATTCTTCATCAATCTTATTATTATCTGGTACAATAATAACATTCGTCATTGCTTTTACGGTAACAGTATCTGTATTTTTCGAACTAAGAGTTATTGTACAAGATGGAACTGCCCTAACAATTATGAAACTTTCACCAAAGGTAGTGTATTCAGTTTCTGATATAATAGACATATCTGAAACATTAACGAATGTTCCATTAATAACTTTTTGGATTGGTATTGTCTTAATTATTGCCATTTTTTTATTTAAAATATAATAAAAATTTAATTAACAACCAAATTTAAATTACATAAATTTGTCTGGGGAAAGCATTAAACTTTAATTGTTTGTTTAAATTTTCAGCAATAAGTGCTTCTTTTTCCATTTGTTTTTCAGGTCTTAGTCTTTCTAATCTTGTCATTAATTCTTCAACAAGTTTTGACTTTTCATCTTTGCCTTCGGTAATTAATGATTCATAATCTAGTTTTAGTTCCGAATCAGGCACTTTAATTGCCCCGCTATACTTACCCCTAACTCTACCTAAACTCTCTTTTACGTAAGCTGTAAACCACCTTCTCACCCAATGTTTTGCTGGTTGGTTTAACTTGTCCCAAGTTAATTCACTAAATGGAACATCTGATGGTAATTTTATAATATCTGGATTATCTTCCAAACATTTTCCACGGCTATCACCATCCACATCATAATACCAATACCAAACTTGTTTTCCTACATATGCTGAATAATTCCCCCAATTGAATTTGCCACCTGGTGTATTATATATATGAATTGCTTTTTTCCCATCTGGTAATCCTGTAATTCTATATGTTAATGATCCACCCAATATTCTTGTTAATATATTTGCTGATTGCATTCTAAGTAAATAATCAAAACCTGACATCATAAAATAAGAACCTTGATTTCCCATTTGAGCAAAACCAGCTTCTGACGCACCCAATCCAACACCACCAAATCCAAATCCACCAACCCCACCTAAACCAAATGCACTAAACGCTTGGTTGCTATACCATAATAATTCATTCACCTCTCGGCCAGCAGGAATTTCATACATTTGTTGATTGGCTTCCAATGTGATGTAATCTTTTTGCAAAACCCAAGGTCCCCCAGTTTGCAATCCAACAATTTTTGAATAAGCATATTCATATTGCTTTTCAAAATCCATTGTTCTTGTAATTAAAGCATTTGCAACAGATTTTTCGCTCATATTAAGGTTAACCAAATTAACCCATTGAGATTCTGTTAACCAATCAAGCATATATTGTTCATAATCTTGAACGGATAATTCCATTAAGGAATCCATCATTTCATCAGTTATCTCAACACCCCTTAATGGTGCACCAAGTAAATGACGAATTCTTGTATAAATTTGCGTTCTTTCTGGCTCGGCTATTACTGACATATTTCTTTTATATATAAATATAAGAAATTATTCTTTTGGCTCATTATTATTTGCATTATCATATAATTCAAGAACAAAATCCCAATTTATATAATTCCAGAAGTTATGTATATACTCATCTCTTTTGTTTTGGTATTTGAGATAATAGGAATGTTCCCATAAATCCAATCCCAATATTGGAAATCCACCACCTTTAATGACATTCATAAGGGGATTATCTTGGTTTGGGGTGGTGATAATTTTTAATGTATTATTCTTTGTTGCAACAAGCCAGACCCATCCAGATCCAAAATGGCTTTTTGCCTTTTCTTCAAATTTTGTTTTAAATGAATTAATTGAGCCAAAACTTTTTATTATCTTATCTTTTAATTCTTTTGGGATATTCTTTTTGGTGGGTGATAGCATATTCCAGAATAAAGCGTGATTAAATGCCCCACCTGCATTATTTCTAATTGTTTTATTGAATTTGCTTATATTTGTTATTATCTGCTTTAAATCATAATTTGATTTATTATTTTTTAATGCTTTATTCAACTTATCAACATAACCTTTATAATGTTTGTTGTAATGAATATCCATTGTTTTCTCATCAATAAAAGGTTTTAATGAGGCATATGAATAAGGCAGTTTTTCAATTCCAACCTTTTTCATTTCATTAATTAAAAAATTAACATTATCTTTATATATCCTTGATATTATTTCTTCTTTGATTGTTTCAAGTATTTTCATAAATTATTATATTTATAATAAATATTTGTATAATGGATAATAGTACACTAAAAAACATATTAGATTTTCTTGAAGAAAAAGAGAATAAAAATAAACCATTTGTTTGGAAATTAATGAATAATGAAACATTTACAGATGATGAATTAAACATTAAAGGTGATTTGGATTTATTTGAAGAAAATATAACTTACATACCAGAAGGATTAAAAGTAGAGGGTGATTTGAATTTAGAAAGTTGTAAAAGATTAAAATCTTTACCAGATAATTTATATGTTGGCGGTGAGTTGAATTTGGAAGGTACAAGTATAAAACAAATCCCAAAAGGTTTATATGTTGGTGGTGATTTTAAATTAGTCGCTTTAAAAATAAAATCATTACCAAAAGACTTAAATGTTGATGGTGGTTTGGATTTGGGTTATTGTACAGACTTGACTTCACTACCTAACAATTTGAAAGTTGGTGGCTATTTAAGTCTATACAATACAAAAATAACCTCATTACCAGAAGGATTGGAAGTTGGTTGGGTTTTGTATTTAGATTACACAATGATAAACACATTACCAAAAGGCTTACAAGTTGATGGTGATTTATCTATTACAAATAGCCCATTAGCAAAACTTTCAGATGAAACCATATTAAGTATGATAGAACCAGATGGTTATATAACAGGAGATATAATAAGAGAAGATAATGGATAATACAACACTAAAAAGAATAATGGATTTCCTAAAATCAGAGGAAGATAAATTATCATTAAAATGGATATTATTGCATGACATTGAGTCAATACCTGAAAAGTATTTTCACAAGGGAGCATTAGAGTTGTATGGTGAATTGATAACTAAATTGCCAAAAAATTTAGAAGTCACTGAACAATTAGATTTAAGTTTTTCAACAATAAAAGAATTACCAGAAAAACTTATAGTTGGTGATGATTTACTTTTGTATGATTGTAGGGATTTAAAATCTTTACCAGATAACCTATATGTTGGGGGTGCCTTATCTATACAAAGAACTGGGATAAAAGAATTTCCTATTGGAATGGAAGTTAAAAATAGTATTTGGTTGAAAGGCTCACCATTAGGTCGTTATACAGTAAAAGAAATAAAAGCACAATTAGAGGAAAGAAATTGCAAAGTTCATAAAAACATAATGGTTTAATGAGTGCTAATGGCACTCATTTTCAAAGAACTCATTATCAAATACAAAACTTCCATCATTCTCACCAAGAAACTTGGTAAAGTCTTCAAGCAATTCTATTTTAGAATTTAATACTTCCATTTTCTGTGCAAGTATTGCACCATTTTTTTCAAATGAACCCATATCATTCAGAATTTCTCTGTGCTTTTCAATGATAAAATTTTGCAAATCCGAGGTTTTAATTACGTGTAATTTCATTTTATTTGTTTTTTTTTGTTTCAACTAATAAATATTGTGCAAAGGTAAAAGTATTTAACCAAAAAACAAATATTATTTTGTTTTTATTTTCATATTTAATATCTGGGTTAAAATATCTTCTGTGGTATCAGTTTCAAATAAGTTATCCCCAAGAACAGTTGATATTATCTTTTTCTTTCTATCCAACATATCATATATAATTCCCTCAATGGTGTTTTCAAATATGGGATATAATACAGAAACTGAATTCTTTTGTCCAATTCTATATGCCCTGTCTTCTGCTTGACTATGATCCGCTGGAACAAAGGATAAATCATTAAAGATAACAACATTTGCGCTTGTCAATGTAATACCAACGCCAGCTGCTTTTATGTTACCAACAAAAACCTTTATCTTATCATTTGTTTGAAATTCATCAACACTCTCTTGCCTTTGTTTTGCTGTTGAACTACCATCTAATTTAACCGCAATTTTATTAAAATGTTCATATATTTTATTTAATGAGTTTGTAAAATTTGAGAAAACAATAATCTTTTTCTCTTGCTCCAATGTATTCTCAATAAATTCTATAGTACTCTTAATTTTTTCATCTGCAATTATTTGTCTAACTTTCATTAGTTTTGAAAATTGAACGCTCAAAGATTTTGATTCTTTTGGGTTATTTTTAACCCATTCAAAATACTCCCCCATAACATCCTCGTATTCTTTTGATTTTAATCTCAAATAAATTGGTGTTATTATTTTTTCTGGTAAATCTAATACATTCTCTTTTAATCTTCTTAATAATAATGGTGATGTTCTTTCCCTTAACTCATCCAAATTTGACGCACCGTTCACATTCCATACCTTATTCATCCCAACATTAAACTGATATCCAGCGCAGTATCTTTTAACATAGGCCATCCAGTTTTTTGATACGGGGCTATCAACCAAGGATAATAAATTAAAATAATCAATTGGTCTTGATGTTAATGGTGTTCCAGTCAATAACCATATTTTATTAATATCTTTGCAAATATCATTTATCAATTTTGTTCTCGATGCTTGGGGTGATTTGATATAATGACATTCATCAATTATAACCAAATCAAATTTTGACTTTTGGATTATTGTTTCTTCTTTTGATTTTAATGAATGAAAGTTTTTAATAATATCATAGTTAATGATTACAAAATCAGCAGAATCATCATATTTTTTCCCCTCACAAATATAAATTTCTTTTTTAGAATAATTTTCAATTTCTCTTTTCCAATTTTGTTTTAAACTGGCTGGGCAAATAATTAAAGACTTACTTGGGTTAGCTTCGATAGATGCAATAATTGCTGAACTAGTTTTTCCCAAACCCATATCATCAGCCAAAATGAATTTATCATTTTCAAGCAACTTTTGAATTGCCTCCTTTTGATGTTCAAATGGCATTCTATGTGAATACTTATCATAATCAACAACAATATTTCTATTTGTTTTATCTACAATAATTGCGTCTTTTGGTATCCAATATAGATTTAATTTATCCGAATCAAAAAATTTACCAACAACATGATAAGACTTTTCCTTCTCAGCCAATAATTTTTCAATCCATATTTCTTTTGGAACAGTTGTTAATAATTTATCGTCAGCAATCATATTTGCAAAATAAATGTCAAGATTAACCCATTTCTTTGCAACTTTTGGAGGGGTATTATGGAATAAGGATATATATTCAACTTGGGATTCTGTTAGGTAAAAATTTGGTTTGTTATATGACAAACTCTGTATATTGAGTAAATAATCATTCTTGCCTTTATAATTTTTTAACAAATCTAATGCGTCATCTACTGATAGTTTTTTTTTACTCATTTTACTTATATTAAGTATAATAATAGTTTTTATTTTTTAATTTATCAACATAAAGCATATTTATATAATAAAATAATACAAATGGCAAAGTTAGTTCCCATAACAAGAATTGGTAAATTTTTTGGCGATGATGACTTTAATTTAGATGTTGAGTTGGGGATGGAATATTTGGATGGGGATTTGAATATGAGTGTTGTTCTATATAGAATTGATAGAAAGAAAACAAAAAAAGATGATGTTTATGGTGAAGCCCCAAAAGATGGAATCGTATTTATGCCGCCAGTTGAATTAAAGGGATTTGTCCAGATTAGTGAGTCATCGTTAAAACAATTAGGCACTTCAAAAGTTGAACAAAAAGAGCCTGGTAATATGAAATTTTCATTTTATGAAAAACAATTAATAGACTTAAAAGTTGAATTATTAAAAGGTGATTATTTAGGTTATTATATTAACGAAAATAAGGTTAGGTATTATTCAGTAATTGATGATGGTATTGTTAATATGGATAACAAACATACATATGGGGGCTATAAACCATTTTATAGGACAGTTATGGCAACATTTGTTAATAAAGACGAATTTAAAGGATTTTAATGAAAATAATAATTACAGAAACACAATTAAAGAAGTTAAAAGAAATTGTAACAGAAGATGAAGTAATTTGTGATAATTGTGGATGGTCTTGGGATTTGGCAGATGGGGGTGATGACCCTTTTATTTGCCATAAATGTGGTCACGATAACGAAGAAAAATAATATGCCATTACCAAAAAAAATAAAAAATACTCTGGATATTGTCTATGACAAAACTCTACTAGAAAGAAGACAAGAGTTATTAGAGAATATTACTGATGATGGTACATTTTTACCAAAATCTTTATTACATGAGGATTTAGATAAAGGTATGCTTAATTTTGTAAAGAATGATTTACAAATAATATCTGATGGCAAATTAATTCCTACATTAGATAAAATTATTAGTACACAAAATTGGTCACAATATACAGAAACTTGGACATTTATTGATGATGATAATAATGCATTACCACCTTTTTGTACATTAATTAGAACTAATGACCAAAAATACGGAACTAATCCAGCAACACAATATACTATTCCAAATAGAAAACCATTTTATTTTGCAAGCGTTCCAACATGGGATGGACAAAGAAATGGTTACGATATATACTCGATACCACAACCCGTTCCAATTGATATAAATTATAGTTTTAAACTAATAACAAATAGAATAAGAGATTTAAATTTATTAAACAAAAAAGTATTACAAAAATTTTCATCATTACAAGCATACACCATAGTAAACGGACATTATATACCAATCATATCAACCAATATATCAGATGAATCACAAATTAACACTGATAGTAGAAAATTTTATATCCAATCTTACGATTTTACTATGCTTGGATTTTTAATTGATGAAGAAGAATTTGAGGTAAAACCAGCAATAAATAGAATTAGTCAAGTTTTTGAAACAGAATTGAATAATTCAGTACCAAATGTGCAAATAACTGAAACAATTCCAATAAATGATTTAAATTATGAAATATTATAATGAGTTGTGGTATAAAAATATTAAGTAATAATCTATTGAATGAGACTGTTTTCGTTTCAGTTAACCAAGGTGGTAATGTATTTAACTTGGGGGAAAAGATAATCCCTTTCAATATATATGCTATTGAAGGCACTAACGCCATTAGTGGTACATATAATGTATACTCACCTACTTATAAAAAAAATTATGAAATAATTGTACCAAATTTATTCAACATTGTACCTTGTGTGTCCCCAACCCCAACTATAACCCCAACACGAACTATAACCCCAACTTTAACCCCAACTTTAACACCAACTATCACTTCAACTATATCTATGACACCAACTATCACTCCAACTATATCTATAACACCAACAAAAACAATGACACCAACTGTAACAATAACACCAACAAGTCCATTATTATGTAATACATTAATTGATTATAACGGATCTGAAGTTTATCCGTACATATCATATATAAATATTGGATATACTATTAACACAATAGCATCATTTGAGTATAGTGCATATACAATTGCTGATAGGTTTATTCTATATTATGCTAATAATTTATTACTTGATACTGGATATATAGGTTCATTTGTTTATGATTATGGGCAAATGTATAGAGAAAACTTTACAGAACATTTAATGGGCAAAATTGATCCTTTAACTAGTTTAGAATACCCAAATATAAATGTTACAAATTCTGCTCCAGATGGCTATCCATTTGTTAATTCAACAAACGAAGGATTGTTTAGTTTTGTAAAAACATCTACAAGTCAAATTGCTAAAGTTGAAGTTTATTCTTGTGCTCCTTTAAATATATGGACATTTAAATTAAATTGTCCAATAGAACCATCAGTAACCCCAACAATAACACCGACAATAAGCGTAACACCACCAATATCAATAACACCAACAATAAGTGTAACGCCAACCATATCAGTAACACCAACTATATCAATAACTCCAACCAATACTATAACACCTACAATAACACCGACAATAAGCGTAACCCCACCCATATCAATAACACCAACAATAAGTGTAACGCCAACCATATCAGTAACTCCAACCAATACTATAACACCTACAATAACACCAACAATATCAATAACGCCAACAATATCAGTAACTCCGACCAACACTATAACACCTACCTTATCAATAACACCAACAATAAGTATAACACCTAGTATTACACCAACAAAAACAATAACACCTAGTATAACTCCATCAACATCAATGTTTGTACCTACTTTAGTATATGACTTAGATGCTATAAATTACTCATCAGTACCAACTAATGGAACTACGGTTGATGGATATCCATTAAGCGTATCAAACAATGGTAATAGCATTAGTTGGCAATCAACTAATAGTGGGTTATTTAGAAAATCTAACAATGTGGGTACTGATTTTATTTATGGTGGACCAAATTATGTTTCTAGCCAGAGTTATAGTGTATTTATGGTATATAAACTATCAGCAACCTCATCAGGTAGATTATTAAACACACAAAATGAGGGGGTTAAAGATTGGATGATGGGGGCATATAATGGTCGTGCAAATGCTTTTTATCCTAACTTTACTGTTAATCTAAGTAGCGGACCAATTGATACTATATGGCATATGGATTGGGCTACTTGGGATACTGTGTCAAGTGTGGGTAGATTATATACCGCAACACCATCATCAGCAGCACCTACCACTCATACATATACCGCAACTAGTGGTAGTGGGGGTGGATTTAATCAACTAAGATTATTTAGCCGTTTTGCTGCAACTGAAGTTCAAACGGGGGATATTGCATTCATTAAGGTATATAATGGAGTATTAAGTTTAGCAACTATTCAATCACTACACGCTAGTTATTCAACTAGATTCCAATAACTATATTCAATAGAAATTCTATTATTCTTTTTTGGTTTATTAGGAAATAAAATAAATATTAAAATTAAGTTTTTAATGTTAAATTAATATATTTATATGTAAAAAAATGGAATCAAAATTAAATAGTACGCCACAAAAAAACATAAACCATCTTTATAAACCTTTAACAAAAAACAATTTAACTATACAAAAAGAGGAATCAAATATATACACCTTAAATAATAATTTTAAAACAATTTATATGTATATTCCAAACAAAAAAAAATAAAATGCTTTTTTTCATTTTTTCTTAGATATTTATATAAATAAAATAAATAAAATTATGGCAAATCAAAAAGTATTTGTATCACCAGGTGTATATACTTCAGAAACAGATTTAACATTTGTTTCGCAAAGTGTTGGTGTTACAACATTAGGAATGGTTGGTGAAACATTAAAAGGCCCAGCTTTTGAACCTATATTTATATCAAGTTATGATGAATATCAAACATATTTTGGAGGTACGTCACCAGAAAAATATGTTAACACACAAATACCTAAATATGAATCAGCATATATTGCTAAGTCATATTTGCAACAATCAAATCAATTATATGTAACTAGAATATTAGGATTATCAGGATATGATGCTGGTCAATCATGGTCAATAACTACTATTGGTAATTGTGATACAACAACAGTTGACTATACAACTGAAAGTGAAAACTTTGTAATAAATTTTTCAGGAACAACAGCAGGTGCACTTTTAATAAATTTATCAAGTAATAGTTATATTACATTAGCTAAATTTTCTGGAAGCACTTACCAAGGTAGCGATGGTTCATTTTCAACGTTCTATGATGATTTGAAAAATTTCACTAATGAGTTATATCTGAATAGAACATTATCCGCACAAACACAATATTATGGTTCAATACCAGCATCAACTTATAACACATTAACAGCTTCAACATTTACATCAGGTATAACATATAATTATTTTGATACAATAGTTCCATTAAATAGTGATGGTACACCAAAATCAGAAAATTTCCCTTGGTATTACGCTACATTTACAAATACATTAGATGGCGGATATTCTGGCTATTCTTTCTATTACTATGTTACTAGTTATTCAGCTAACACCCCAACCCATAAATTTATAGGAACAGCTATTGGTCAAATATTTGAATTTAGCGGTAAAACTTTTCCTAATTATGATAATGTTGTTGTTGCCACATTAAGGTCAAGAGGTTTAACAAGTTACTCATCAACTGAACATGGACCTATTTACGAAGTAGAAGGTAATAATTTAAAAATTGATTCTGCAAATAGTTCTGTAATAACATCAAATCCTTATGGCGATTTTGTTTTAAGTGGTAAAACTAAAGAAAATAAAACATTTACATTTGATGTATCTATGAAAGATACTAACGCTAATTACATTACTAATGTTATAGGTGTAGATAATTTCGGAAAACCTAAAAATGAAACCCCTATTTTTGTTGAAGAACACTATCCTAATTTGTTAAATCAAATGTATAAAATGGGATACATTAGGGGATTAAGATTTAATTTAACTTATTTAGGCACTGCTAGAAGTGGTAATGCTAACTCAATTGGTTGGTATTTAGAACAATATCAATCACCAAAATCACCTTATGTTGTTTCAGAATTGAGGGGTAATAAAGTATATAATTTATTTAGATTCATTTCTATATCTGATGGTTCGAGTGCGAATACTGAAGTTAAAGTGTCAATTGTTAATATGTCATTTAAGAATAAAACATTTGATGTTTTGGTTAGAAGTTTTTACGATTCTGACTCTGCGCCAGTTGTTCTTGAAAAATATACAAATTGTACATTAGATGAAACTACGAATAGTTTTATTGGTAAAAAAATAGGTACTAGCGATGGGGAATACAATTTAGTATCTAAGTATGTTATGTTGGAGATGTCTGAGGAATATCCTAATGACGCATTACCTTGTGGGTTTATGGGTTATCAGCATAGAAAATATGGTTCAAGTAAAACTCCTGGACCATTGTATAAAACACAATATTATTACAATAATCAAACTGTTTATAACCAACCTTTTGCAACTAGTAACGTTGTTACTTCCGATAATGTTAAGAGAACTTATTTAGGTTTTTCAACATCATTCGGATATGATAACGCATTCTTATCATACAAAGGAAAAGTTAATCCAACAAGTATTATATCTGATAGTGTTGATTGGAACGTAATTACAAAAGGATTCCACATGGATTCTGGTGCTACAACTGTTACAATAGCAAATTCATATACAACAAGTGGTGAAACAGCCTTTGAGGTTGGGGCATCTAGTTTTAACTCTGAACCAGAAGATAATACAAATGTATACTATTATTTATATTCAAGAAAATTCACATTAATGTTAGAAGGTGGATTTGATGGCTGGGATATCTATAATGAGAAAAGAACAAATGGTGATGAATATATAATTGGTGGAACTGGTTATATGAGGGGAGCCAAAAGCGTTACTGGTAGATATGCTGCGGCAACTGGTCAAGGTACATTTAAGCAGATTGTTGAAGGTGATGGTACTATTGATTTTGCAACAACAGATTATTATGCTTACTTAAAAGGTGTTTTAACATATAAAAACCCAGAATCAGTTAATATTAATGTATTCGTTACCCCAGGTATTGATTATGTTAATAATAGTAATTTGGTTGAGGCAGCTATTGATATGGTTGAAAACGATAGAGCAGATTCAATTTATATAACAACAACGCCAGATGCTGATTTATTAGATACAAATACAAAAGCATATATATATCCACAAGAATCAATTGTTTCTTTGGAGGAAACAAATATTGATTCAAATTATACCGCAACATATTACCCTTGGATTTTGGTTAGAGATACAACAAACAACACACAAGTTTATATTCCACCAACAGGAGAAGTTTGTAGAAACTTAGCATTAACTGATAACGTGGCATTCCCTTGGTTTGCATCCGCTGGTTATAGTAGAGGTTTGGTTAATTCAGTAAAAGCAAGACTTAAACTTACACAAGACGAAAGAGATATATTATACCAAGGTAGAATAAATCCAATTGCAACGTTCTCTGATGTGAATACCGTAATTTGGGGTAATAAAACATTACAAGTTAGGGAGTCTGCATTAAATAGACTTAACGTTAGAAGGTTACTATTGCAAGCACGTAAATTAATCTCTGCGGTTGCCGTGAGATTACTTTTTGAACAAAATGACCAGATAGTCCGCCAACAGTTTTTGGACACCGTAAATCCAATCCTAGACGCTATCAGAAGGGATCGTGGCTTAACTGATTTCCGTGTTACAGTTTCATCTGACCCAGAAGATATTGATAGAAATACAATGAGCGGTAAAATATATATTAAGCCGACTCGCAGTCTTGAATTTATCTCGTTGGAATTTGTGATAACACCTACGGGTGCTTCGTTTGAAGATATATAATGATGGATATATCCAACATTGAGCCTTATAATAGGGTATAATGATGGAATTTTACAACAAACCCCCACTTCAGCTTTGAGGTGGGGGTTTTGTTTTAGAACTCTTCTATTGGGAAATTCTTTGTTTTTATTTCCCAGTATTCAGCCATAAACTCTGCTCTGAACTTATACTTGGGGTCAGTATGATAACCTGATTCATAAATGCATTTACATATGCTTTCATATAAATCTTTTTTTGGTAACTTATAATTTGCCTTTTTACAATCATAATACCTACCAGAATTTAATATTCTAGCCCAAGCCTCTATACCTAATTCCGTTGAACTAGCACTATAAAATTTATCTTTAATCATTTTATTTTTACCTTTGATTACTTCACGTGTTCTGTAAGTAACCGTACCAAAACCTTTTATTGCTTTACCCCCACCTGCATTAGCATGAATACGCCATAGATTTGTTTCAATACCTTTGTTTGTCGCTTCAATTATAAAGAATGAGTATATCATTGATATTGGAAAGTCAGTTAAGTGATGAACATTCATAAGCATATCATCGTAGTTAAACGCCATCCATATTCTTCTCATTTTAAATAGATTAGCATTTTTCAAATTTCTAAATCCATACTTTTCAAGGTATGCTTTTAATTGAACTCTATTTAAATTACGTATATCATAACCATAAGACCTACCAGCATAAGCATATTTATCTATTTTAGATTTATTATCAACTAAAACTTTTTCTTCTTTTTTTGGTTGTATTTTAGATTCAAGATATAATGTATCAACTTTAATAATTGGAGTCATTTCTATTAACGCTGGGGATTGTTTCTTTGGGGAGAATAAGAAACCTATAAATATTAACCCCCAGAATCCCATAACCATAGACAGACCAAATCCTTTTTTTTCTGGTTTTTGTATATTTCTTTTCATTAAAAAATTTAATATAAAAATAAAAATTTATACTTTATAAGTAAAGATATTGCAGTAAATCTATTTTATATTTAATAATTCAGTAAAAATGAATATTTATTATAAAAAAATAATTATGATAGTTGAAAGTTTTGATATTAATAACACTCCTGATATGAAATATTATGCATTTGATTGGGATGATAATATTGTTTTTATGCCTACTGAAATAATTTTATTAGATAATAATGATGAAGAAGTTGGTATGTCAACCCATGATTTTGCTAAATATAGGGGGGATATTGGTAAGAAAGATTTTAAATATAGAGGAACAACAATAGTTAATTATGCCAATTTACCATTTAGACAATTTAAAGTTGCAGGCGATGAGCAGTTTTTGAAAGACATTATGATAGCAAAAACAGGACCAGCGTTTTCAGATTTCAAAGAAGCAATTAATAATGGTTCAATATTTTCAATTATAACAGCAAGGGGACACAACCCAGAAACATTAAAAAAAGCAGTTAGAATTTATATTGATAATGATTTTAATGGGATAAGTAACAAAAGAGTTATGCATAACCTTAAAAAGTATAGAGATTTAACTGACCTTGAAAGTGAGGGTAATATTATTGATGATTATTTAGATTTATGTAAATTTTATCCTGTATCATTTGGGTCAGGCAGCGCTGCTAATCCTGAAGATGAAAAGGTTAAAGCATTAAATGAATTTTATGATTATTGTAAATCAATGGCTAAAAAAATAAAAAAAGCATTTTCTTTTAAAAATGATATTAAAGGAGAGGCTTTAAAGAATTTAAAATTTTCAATTGGTTTTTCAGATGATGATCCAAAGAATATAGAAACTATTAAAAATAAAGTTAATAAACCAGCATTAACAATATATTCAACAAATAAAGGTAATAAAGAGAAAGTATAATATTATATTATATATAATTATTATATTAATAATATAGTATAATACTAAATTTTAAAAAAGAGAAAGTAAATACATTTTTTTTAAATAATATAAAAAAACAATAAATAAACATTTTTTCTAATTAGTAGATATTTATTAAATATAATAATAAATAGTTTAAAAAAAAATTAAAAAAATATATTATGGCGGATTTACTTATGAAAATGCCTTTACCATATGAACCAAAAAGGCAAAATAGGTTCATTTTAAGGTTTCCTTCTAGTATGGGAATAAATGAGTGGTTTGTAGAATCAACTTCGAGACCTAGTATTAAAATGGATCCAGTTGAAATACAATTCTTAAATACATCAACATTTGTTTCTGGTAGATTTACATGGAACACTATTAATGTAAAGTTTAGAGACCCTATTGGTCCATCTGCAACACAAGCATTAATGGAGTGGGTTAGACTTCATTCTGAATCTGTTACTGGTAGGTCTGGTTACGCTGCTGGATATAAGAAAGATGTTGACTTGGAACTTTTAGACCCAACGGGTGTTGTTATTGAAAGATGGATATTACAAGGTTGTCTATTGACAAATGTTAATTTTGGTGCTTTGGGTTATTCTAATAATAATTTAGTAGATATTGATGCAACAATGCAACCAGATAGATGTATTCTTGTTTATTAATTTAATATTCTATTCAATTTAAAATCCATATATTAATTTAATATATGGATTTTTCTATTTATTTTACTATTTTTAATTATATTTTTATTATAAAAAAATGGAAGATAAGACATACGAATATGCTCAAGCCAATTTTGACTTACCTCACGATGTAGTAGAGTTACCATCAAGAGGTATTTTTTATAAAAATAAAAAAAAGTCAGTGAAAGTTGGTTATTTAACAGCATCCGATGAAAACCTTTTGCTAGGTGCATCAAAAAATTTCACATTACAATTGTTAAAGAATAAAATATACGAACCAGATTTAAGACCTGAAGAAATGATAGAAGGTGATATTGAAGCAATATTAATCTTTTTAAGAAATACTTCATTTGGTTCTGATATGGAAATTATGGCAGTTGACCCCAAAACAAATAATAGATTTAAAGTTAATGTTAGCTTGGAAGAGTTAACCATAATTACTGGTTCGCCTCCAAATTCTGAGGGTTTATATGAACTAGCTTTACCTAAGTCTGGGGATGTAATAAAATTAAAGCCTTTAACTTACGGAGAAATTTTACAAATAAATGATATTATTGAAAGCTACCCCCAAGGTAGAACTGCACCAAGAGTAACATTAAGATTATCCAAAGAGATTATTAGTATTAATGGTAGTGAGGATAAGGCATATATTGCAAAATATGTTGAAGGAATGCCAATTGCTGATTCAAAATTCATTAAGAAATTTTTGAGTAATAACGAGCCTAAACTTGATTTAACAAGAGATATAATGACCCCATCAGGAGATATGACCACAGTGTATGCTGGGTTTGGGGTGGAGTTTTTTCGCCCTTTCTTCGGAATATAGATTAGGTCAACTAACTGAATATTATTATTTAACTAAGTTATTACATGTATCCTATTCTGACTTCTTAGCAATGCCAATCTTTATAAGAAAATTTTTAATAAATAAATGGATTGAAGATAATAAGGAATGATTAAAAATCATTCCTTATTCTATTTATATATAAAATGTAATAATGGTAGACAATAAAGATAAAGAAAAAGGTAAAGGTGTTTTAAATGCACTAGATGAAATAATTGGGTTTTTTGGGGTTAAAGTATCTGAGTTAACAAAAGATTTTTTTGATTTTAAAAACGCTTTTAATGAATTAGAGAAAGGAGCGTCAGCAGTCAATTATCAATTATTACTTTCAAGATCAAGAATAAGTGAGTTTAAATTAACAATTGCTGATACAGCACCTTTGGTTGCCAAATTAGGTGGAAATTTACAAAATGTTGTTGACATTATTAATGACTCTACTTCTGCTATGGGGAGAAATGTTATATTTGACCCAGAAGTTTATGAAAAATTATTTGCGGCACAACAATTATTAGGTAAGGATGCTGGAGGACTTATTCGTAGTTTTTCCGAGGCTGGTATTATGGCTTCTAAAATTGGTGAAAATTTAGAGAAATCATTACAATATGTTAGAACTGTTGGTGTTGATGCTAGAACTGTTATAGGTGATGTTGTTGATAATACAGAGTTATTGAATAGATTTTCATTTAAAGATGGTGTTGAGGGTTTTACAAAAATGGCAGCGCAAGCAAGCATCATTAAAGTTAGTATGAGGGACATAGCTTCGTTTGCAGACAAAGTTTTTGAGCCAGAGGGTGCAATAGAGACCGCAGCAGCGTTCCAACGTCTGGGGGTATTTGTGGGCGATTTAGCAGACCCTTTTACTTTAATGAATAAGTCATTAAACGACCCAGAAGGGTTAATAATGAATTTAGCTTCGGCAGGCGAAAAATTTACACAATTTAATGAAGAGGCTGGCAGATTTGAAATAAATCCAAGTGCTATGGGTCAAATGAAGGCTTTGGCTGAAGCGGCTGGTGTAGGTGTTGGTGAATTTAAAAAAATGTCATTAAATTTGGCTGAATTTAATGCTAGGGCTAGTGAAATTGATATTAAGTTTAATTTGAGTGATGACCAAAAAATGTTTATTGCCAATCTAGCTTATTTAGATACTGATAATGAATATAAAATAAAAGTTACTGATGAGAAAACAGGTGAGAGTATTGCTACAGCAGTAAAAGATTTGACAGATAAACAAATTAATAAGTTAAATGAATTATCAAAAGAAGAACCAAAAACATTAGAGGACTTAGCTAGGGACTCTATGAGTATTGAACAACTTATTAGAAATGATGTTAGTGCAATTAAAAATAAATTACTATTTGGTTTTGTTGGTGAGCAATCAGTTGTTGGTAAATTCCAAGAGGGTGCAAGAACAGTTGCTGGTGATTTAGGTGATATAGTTTATAAAGGTATTCCGAATGCTGATTCGGCTAGAAAAACAATAAGAGGTGTTGCTAACCCAGTTGGTCAAATGTATAAAGGTGGAGATTTTGGTGCAGAAATGGTAAAAATATTTCAAGCGGTTGGGGGTTATATACAAGAGATTCCAAATAATATTTCTAGGGGGGTGAAAGAATCTAGGATTGGCAGTGAACTTAACCTTGAAAAATATATGATTCAACTTAATACTCTTTTTGGTGACTTAACTGATATTATAGGTAAAGGATTCAATTTACCCCCACCGCCACCAAAAGATGGTGCGATGTCATACAATGCAATGAATGATAGAATAAATGATTTAAACAAATTAAATGTCGGTCTGGGTAAATCAGAGAGTAAAGGTACATTATCAATAACTATTGATGTTAATCAAAAAAACCAAGATGGTTTGCTTTCAAGTAACCAAAAGATGATTGATAAAGCAATAGATATAAATGATTTAAATAACTATACAAAAAATATAAAATACAGCCTAGACATGAAGGGCAATGCTTAAATAAAAAATAAATTTGATATTTATATATTAAACAATTGGAATGCGTAGTCTTTTAGATTTTGGAAATAGTGAAGAATTTAGAAAAAAATTAATGTTAAGGAATTTAGTTCCTTATAGCAAATCCCCCTATGGTAAAACTCCACCATTTACATATGAAGTATCGCCTCTAAATGATTATTCTGTTATAGATTCACCAGACTACTTAATTGATACAAAAGTGTTAGCAGATAAGGCTTATGTGCTAAATCAGTATGGTCGAGATGGTGGTTATCAATTGGTTACTGATGTTGGTACATTAAAAAATGATAAGACCAATTATGGTGAATATAACTTTAGTAAACTAATTTACTAATAAATAGCTTTACCTAAACTAAACGATAACATTGTAAATAACTTTTATTCAGGTGTTAATACTAGTCAAGATATATATGCAGATGCTGGTGTTTTTATAAACAGCGATGATTATTGGTTTGATACAAATTTAAAAAAGAAAGATATATTATATTATTGGTTAAATGGTAGTTCATCATTTAAGCCATCAGAATATACAGCATTTGATATTTTTACGGAGAATGCAAATACGGTATCAAAATTAAAAGAAGATTCTTATATTGTTAGATTAGGTGCAGAAAAATTAAGTGGTTATTTTGAAGATAGGATTGGTAGATTTATTGACAAGTACAATATCTTAACAAGATTTGAAAATGCAATATCTGATATTAATGACCCCTTAGATGTTTATAATTTAATAACTGGGACAAAACCAATTATTGAACCTATATGGACTATAACTAGGACAAATAATTTTATATTTGGAGCAGCACAATTAGCCTTAGAATTAGCTGGAGCAGAATTACCTTTCCCTACAATAGTTGGAAGTTACTTTGACCCCACGATTAGTTTAACTGGTAAAGGAACTAAAGGTTTTCTAGGGGGAATATTCCAGCAGAAAAAAACAGGAAGCCAATTATTTTTTGATAACACAGGTAAGGGACAAAAATCAATATTATTTTCAAATATAGAATATAATTTATATAGACCAAACTATAAGAAAAATAGTGTATTAGGTGGGTTTACTGATTTGTTCACAAAGAATAAAAATGGTTATTATGTTGGGAGTTATGATTTGGATCCGACAGATGTTTTAAGTCCACAGAAAGATTTACCAGAAGACCAATTTGGTAGAAAAGTACAAACTCCTGTTTATGGACCATCAGAGATATCAAAGTTATATGAAGGTGAATCGTTTAACCCAAAGATAGGTGCAAATGGTAAATCGTTTACAGATGGCGGTAGTATAGAGGGGGGGTTGACTTGGGTGTCACCTAAATATAAAAACAATGCAGGAAAGAACGTTGGATTAAATGGTCAAGTGTTTGGGGATTCAAATACCAAACAAACAACATTTGAGACTACCGAAACAACTGAATATGATATGAAGCCTGGGTCAATAATGTATGATACCCAGAAGTTAGTTGAATCACAACCAAATAATGGCAATAAGTTAAAGCATGTAGGTAATGCAATAGACCAAGTTAGTAAAGTTTTTAATGATGGTTATAAAGAAATAACAAAAGGTTCTAGGGTTAGAAAATACTCACCAAACGTTAATGGGGGTACATTTGAAGAATATTGTAGATTATTTACAAAAGATACTCCTTTTCTAACATATAGCAGATTACAGAAGAAAGATGGTATAGTTAGCGAGGGAAGACAAATGAAAAATTCAGTTTTAAATAAAACATACGATTTGAGCATATATCCTAAAAAGGGTAATGATAGTAAAAAATTTATGTTGTCTATTGAGAACTTGGCTTGGAGAACATCTAGCCTATATTTGGATTTACCTGAATGCGAGAAAGGACCAAATGGTGGTAGAATAATGTGGTTTCCCCCTTACGATTTGAAATTTTCAGATTCATCAACAGCAAGTTTTAGCCCAAATGAATTTTTAGGAAGACCAGAACCTGTGTATACATATAAATCAACTAGTCGAACGGGAACATTAGATTTTAGTATTGTTGTGGATCACCCATCAGTTTTAAATGTATTAACTAACAGAATATTAGATAATCAAAGTGACGCTGAACAAATTAATGGTATATTAGAATCATTCTTTTCTGGATGTCTAAAATATGATTTGTATGAGTTAGCTAAAATATATAATACGATGACTCTTTCTGAGTTAGAGGAGATACAGAAACAAGTGCAAGAGAGTTATGAGATAAAGGATGAGGTTGAATTAATAAATAGAACATTTATTACAAGTAAAGACCCCTCAACTACGGCTGAAACTGGTGAGCCTGTTGTTGAAGACAAATCAAGACAATTTGATGAATTTAAATCTTTAGCTTTTTATTTTGACAATGATATACCTTCTATAGGTAATACAAAAAAATATCAGGATATGTATAATGATTACATTAATAAAAGTGCGTATACAGAGGGGAGTTTGAAAAAATTTATGGAATTGTATGTTAAAAACAATTTTCTTGGAATAGATGAGTTTATTAAAAGAGCCAATATGTTTTTGGAAGATAAGAATGCTGAGATAATTATTGATTTAGTTGGTTCAGCATCAAAGCCACAAACACCTGAGTATAATATTTCTTTAAGTGATAGGCGTATAGCTAATGCTCAAACATACATTAAATCTAAAATAAACTACAATGACAGATTAAAATTTAAAGTTTTATCTTTAGGTGAAAATACACAGGTTACGGCAAAAACATATATCCGAGGAGAAACTTCTGGAACAACTTTTTCTGTTGGAAATTGTTCCACATTTGCAGAAGATAAAATATTTAGTCAACAAGCTATGGCTTGTAGGAGGACATCAATTTCAAATATAACAGCAAGAATATCAACAAAACCAACTAAAAAAGAACCAACTACTACTACAACATCATCAGATGTTGCAATAAAAAAACAAACTAAGGAGAAAAAAATATCAACGGTAGAAACTAAATTATATAGGAATGTATCTAAGAAAGTTTTACAAAAATTATTATCAGAATGTGATTATTTTCAAACAATTGAAGAAACTGATCCTTTCTTATATAGTAATTTAAAAGAAAAATTAAAGTATTTTAATCCAGCATTCCATTCAACAACTCCAGAGGGGTTAAACGGTAGATTAACATTTTTACAACAATGTGTTAGACCAGGAAACACTATACCGACAATAAAGAAGGATGGGGTAAAAGATTTTAAAGATGCGAAAAATACATCTTTTGGTATTCCACCAATATTAGTATTAAGGGTAGGTGACTTCTTTCATACGAAAATAATACCAAACACATTAGGTCTTACTTATGAAAAACTGGATTTAAACCCAGAAGGAATTGGGGTTCAACCTATGATAGCAAAGGTTAATTTAGGATTTACATTTGTTGGTGGACATGGGTTAGGAAATGCAATAGATAAATTACAAAATGCTTTGAACTTTAATTATTATGCTAATACCGAAGTATATGATCCAAAAGCTGATGTTACTGATGAAAGTTTAAATGATACTGATAAAAAAATATTAGATTATATTAAAGAAAAAGAAAAAGTTGCAGAAGAAAATAATAATCCAGACCAAACAACAAATTCCTATACAACTATTGGGTTAATAGAGGAGTCGGTTAGCTTTGGTGTGATAGATGAAACATCTGGAATGCTTAATTATTCTACTATTGCTAAATTAATGAAAGATGAAACTATTGCCTATATATCGACAATAAGTTCAATTGTGGAAGAAAACTTAAAAAGGTATAATTCTGATTTTATAAAATATATACTAACTACTGTTAATAATAGTATTGGTGTGTATTTAACTAATTCTAGTGATGCGTTTTCGTTATTAGGTATTCCAACTAGTTACCAACCAAGTTTAGAGAGTATATTAAACGAGATTAAAAAAGCCATTCAAAATGGTAGTGATTTATTTATTAGTAAAATAAAGATAGAATTTAAAAATAAAAAAGAAATAGAATCCGAGGTAAGTGCAAATTATATCAAATATCTTGACGATGAATTTGGTAAATTAAAAGAAGATGTTAATTCATTTGTTAATTCGTTAATAAAAGCACAAGAAAACTATCAAAGAGTAGTATCAAAATTATTGTTTGTTACATCTACATATCAAGGTGCTGAAGGTTATGATGGGTATTTGGATAAAGATGGTAATAGTAAGAGTTATAAATTGACTATGGATCCAAAACCTATTAAAGATTTATTAGGTAGCGCCAAAAATGAAATTAAAAATATTATTAATTATATTAATAATGGAAAAGTTAATCCAGATACAATAAAATCAGACAGCAAACAAGAAAGTTTAATATATTTTTTATTTTATGGTATATTAAAGAATAAAGAAAATTTAAATGATTTTAAAACTAAAATTTTATTAAAATCACTATCTAATGATAATGTTATTTATAATAATACTATCAAAAAAATATTTGATGATTATTGGAATAGTTTGATTAGTAATTATGATACATTAAAATCTGAAGGTGAATCTACATATAAAACAACATTAGTTTCAGAAAAAACAAAAAGTGTTAATATAATTAAAGGAATAGAAATTACAGAAGATAAATTTAAATATTCTTACTTATTTATACAAAACCCAGATAATAATATAAAAGATGCTTTGTTTAATCTAAATAGTAAGTTAGATTATGATTCTACAAATCATAAAACTTGGAATATGAATAAAAACAATTTTATTTTAGTTAAAAATAAATTATCAAAATAAATGAATTTAAAATATTATAATAGATATTCACAATTCTCTGTGAATGGGGAACATAAAACTGTTCCTTATGTTACTTTACCAAGTAAAAGTAGTGATAATGTTTATTTTTATAAAAAGAATATAAGTAGGCTAGATAAGATATCACAACAATATTATCAAACCCCCTTCTTTGGGTGGTTAATATTAATCGCTAACCCCCAGTTTGGAGGATTGGAAACCAATATATATGATGGGGCAATGTTGAAGGTACCGTACCCCTTAGAAACATCATTATTGGATTATAAAACAGAAGTAGAAACACATTTTTTTTATTATGGTAAATGAGCAAGGGGATATTAAGGTTATATATGATTACCAAAATGTGATATATATTGACCCAAATAAAATTGTTAGTAGTGATGGTACGGTTAATGATAGGGGTGTTAGACATGAAGATTTTGTTATGTATGCAAATCTCGAAACTAAACTAATACCTAGAACTAAATTATTAGTTGGTACGAATGTTAATGATGATATTAGAACAATATCTTTAGCTAGTATTAATTTTTTGAAACCTAATACTGGGGATGATTTTTTCACCGCTAGTTATTATGATGAGTTTACGGGTAGGAACTCAATGAGTAACAATGGGGTTAATCAAAAAGAATCTAAAGTTGTTGTGGATGAGAATAGGTCTTATTTTAAGAATGATGCTATTAATGTGCAAGATAATAGTTTGTTTGGTATAAAGAATATATCAATAAAAACGACATCATCATTTATTCCAACGGTTAGTATAACTATGGAAGATAGTCAAGGCAGGGCGTTATTTAGTTTAGGTAATAAATCACCATATTCAGCATTTTTTAATTTGCCATATCCTCCATTTTATTTAACAATTAAGGGATACTATGGTAAGGCGGTCAGATATGAATTAGTTTTAATTAAGTTTAATTCTAGGTTTAATTCTTCATCTGGGGATTATTCGGTTGATTTGGAATTCCTTGGTTATAAGTATAATGTTTTAACTGATATTAGTATTGGGCATTTATTGGCTTGTCCCCATATGTATACTAAGAAGTACGAAGTATCTACTGAAAAAGCATCAAACAAAAGTATTGAAAAATTTGAAATAAATACTGAATTAGGATATCAAAAAGTAATAGAAGTATATAAAGATTATAAATCAAAAAATTTACTAGACCCCTCATTTCCAGAATTAACTTTATCTCAATTAATTTTTAAATTAGAAATGTTTGAGCAGAACATTTTAAATTCTTTAAATAAAATCCAGGTTCAAAAATTAACTGATGGTAAAAAATATAAATCAAATATTGAACTTTACTATAAATCAATAAGGGGTAATACCAAGTCTTGGTTTACTAAGTATATTGACTCAAGACCTATTATATTAAAGACTGATGTGAAAAATACATCTATATCAACCGAGGAAAATTTAATTTACACATTCAAAGATGATATAACAAAAAATCCAGCGGAGAATAAAATAGAATTAGCAATAACTGAATTAAAAAAGATTATTGATGATTTTAATAGAATTTTGTTAGAGAATGAAACTTTTGGTGAAAACAAAACGCATTCAATAAACAATAATATTAAATACGATTTACTTGTTACGACAATAATAGAAGACCAAATTGACTGTGCTAAAAGTTTTGAATCTAGGGGTGGGTTTATTAGTCCAACAGTTAACACTAATGAGTATTGTAAAAATATTAGAAATAAGATTTTTATTGACTATACATTAGATGGGGTTAAGAAGACTGCACCTTTTTTTGTAATGAACAAATTTATAAAAGAAATAAATAATATTGAATCAACATTCATTAGAGAATACAATAATATTGAAAGAACATTAAGTCTTGAATTAGCCAAGAAAATTGAAAACAAAGAAACGGGTATAGGTTTTAGTCCAACGATTAAAAATATTATTGCTGTTATTATGGCATCAACGGAGGCGTTTTTGCGATTACTTGAAGATGTACATGAGAATGCTTGGTCAGTTAAGGATGATAAAGATAGATTTAATAGTGTTATTAATGATGATAGTCAAGAGATTCCAGAAGCAGAAAAAGTTGTATTTCCTTGGCCTCTAGTTTTCTATGAAACAAATAAGGAAAAGGCTAATAAATATGAATTAATATATCCAGGGGATCCAAGTATCATACAAACGACAAAGGCATATTACTATGATAAGTGGCCCGAAGTAGAATTTGTTGAAGAATATTTAAAGGGTATGATTAAAAGTTTTGATGCACCTTCAATTAATGATGTGCTGAATAGCGATGAATATATTAATACTAGATTTACTTTAAACACTAATGAATATCCATTTAGTAATATACCGTATTTCTCAATATCAAATTCGCAATTTTTATATGAGATATGGGATAGGCATTTTTATTCAATACATACATCTGGATTAGCCTTAATCCCCCAAACAAGCGATACAACTATTATTAATTTTATTTCAAAAAACGAATCAAACAATATTAAAACAAGTTTGGAATCAAATTCTATTTTGTTTTTACAAAAATTACAAAAATATCTTAATTCAGATGGGGGACTTAATGGGGATAATTATAATGATTTATTATTACAAATATCTAATGGTGTTTCAGAAAACTACCAGAGGTATTTAGATGGTTATTATAACACAAATTACATAAATAATTTAGCAACATACCCCAGCCAAATATATAATATTGATACATTTACTAAATTAAGTGATAAATTTATAAATACATTAACTAAGTCCCAGATAGATGAAATATCGAATAAAATTAAACAAGCACCAATAATTGATAATATTAATTGGTTTTACCCTTACTCATATTCTGCTTGGACTGAAACAAATTTAAATTTTAAAATAAGCAATATAACAGATTCTTATGATACTAAGGATACTGTATTTTTTAATTCTAGTAGAAATGTTATAACTAATTTTAAGGATGTAAACGATATTATCAATAATAGACCATTTAAGTATTTTGCTGATCCTATTGATAATAACTTAATGTATGGGAATGTATATCAAGAAAACTACGAATCTAGTAAGACGATATCTCTATTAAACACCCCTATTTTTACAAATGCAATAATTTCTGGTATTCAGAAGTGGAGGTCTAATATTGATTATCCATTTATTGCAGCATCATATATTTTCTTAAACTCGCTACCATTATCTAATCTTAGTGATTTTTTAATTAATAAAAATACAAATAAGAAAAACGGATTTTTATTTGCATCGTTTATAAAATATTCTGCTATTCATAAATTACCTTATGCTTGGATTTTGAAATACGGTTCAATATGGCACAGGTATAAAAACTATGTAAACACAAATACTGACATTCTGGATGAGGTTTGGAAAGATTTTGATTATAAACAAAATTATAATACAAATCCAGATTTTGATTATTTTGTGAATGGGGATAAAAAAATCTCATTAAAAGATAATAAAAACATTAATACAGGATTTTATCCAAAGTTAATGAATGATTTTAATGTATTTGTAAATGGCTTTGATTTATTTAAGGATTATTCTAAGGAAGAAATAATTGATTTGCAGAATAGGGGGCTTAAAATTATAAATAATTATAATTACAATTATAGTGGATTGACCTTCAACAATTGGAGCGTACTTGTTCCAAAAAATATTTATGATGGGTTATTTTTTTCTGGATATTGTTTTGATAACCAGTATGGGGTCGATACAAATTATTATACATTACCATCATTCAATTCTGGGAAACAAACAATATCAGGCACAACACAACCATTAACAGAAGATGATTTAATAAAAGTAGCGCATAATGGATCTATTAAATTATTGTATAATGACGAGGTAAATAGTTTTGATTTCACCGACTTAAAAAAACCAAATTATAATGAATATCTAAATACGCAAAAGGATACAAATAATGCTTATACTTTGGGTATGGATTTGGCTACCACATATAGTAGTATTGAAGATATTTTTTCGGTATTTGACTATGATACGTTAAACTTATTTGAGAAGGAGTTTTTGGAATTTAGCAAGTCAATATATGATATTAATTATGTTGAAGATGATGCACAAATAAGTTTACTTGGTTTAGATTATCAAGATGAAAATACACAATATAGGAATTTCCAATTATTATTTAGGCAACTAATGGAAGTTCCCCCTAACTTTAATACTAATATTGATTTTATTACTCAATCAGCGACATATCAAGATACCAATGTTAAAAGGATTATATCTGGGTTGTTAGATTATGATGTGTTATTTAAGTTTGGTAATCCAACGCAATACAATAATATAACATATAATTCGTTAATGAAACATATTAGCAACAAGTCTAATATATCAAACCCCCTAACTTTCAGACCATATGTTAAGAATAGTTTACCTAAAGATGTTTCTTTATTAACCTCAGAAGCAATAAATCCAGCAGCTTGGAAGGCGATTAAATTACATGTTGGGTTTTCAACAATAGATGAATTAAAGTATGATGATACGGGTTCTTATATTACAGATTTCTTTATTGATAATAGTATTGAGTTTACTGAATCTAATGTAATTAAGTTTTCGCATTTTATAAAAATGTATGCAACACAAAAATTAAAATCACCCCAATTAACATCAAATAATTTTTATACAATTTTAAAAACAAACCAAGATGTTTTGCTGGGTTTGGTGTCAGATACTTTAACACAAACTTTAATAGAAGTTAAGAAACATGTTAGTAATGTTGAGATTGCTCAAATTAATGTTGTGGATACGGCTGTTGATAGTAAATTATCCAAGTATGATTTATATGAAACATTTAAGGCAATAAATGATAAATGGATTTCAGGATCGGATTATAAGAACAGAACTTTGTTTGAGGATGTGTTATTCTTGGATAGGGGTTCAAGGAATATAGGGGATTTATATTATGCTGATATTTTTGATTTAAAAAAGATTTTTAACGATAGAAATATAAATCTTAATATGCCCATCTTTAATTTTATTGGGGGTATTCTAAGGAAGAATAATTTTAATATTTTCCCAATGCCATCCTATGTTAATTTTTATGGTGCGTTATCACCAGGGGATTCTATAAATGATGTTGTGCAAAGTGCAACAGAGGTGGCTAATGATACTTGGGGAACATTTACTGACGTTGATTACAGAAAGTCAGGACCTAAATTGGTTTGCGTTTATTCTGGTAGGGATTCTACAACATTAAAAGGAAATAGAGATTTTAGATTTCACGATGATTCTTTTGATTGGGATAGGTCACAAGAAATTCCTTTTTTGGAGGATCAGACAAACAAAACAGATTGGTCGCAATCAAATAAATGTGTTAGCTTTCTTGTTGATGTTGGGGTTCAAAATCAAGCAATATTTCATGGTGTTGATGTTGACCAAAACAATGGGGCGGCAACAGCAGAATCACTACAAATGATTGAGAATATAAGAAATTCCGTATCGAACAGAGGCGTGGCGACACAAAATGTTTCTATGTTTAATTTATATAAAAATTTGAGTTATACCGCAACCATAAGAAGTATGGGTAATGCGTTAATTCAACCAACTATGTATTTTAAATTGCAACATTTACCTATGTTTGAAGGACCTTATTTCATTACCGAGGTTAGTCACACAATAAGCCCCGGTGCTTTTGAAACGGTATTTAAAGGGGTTAGGCAAAGCATATATGCACCCCCAACGATAGATACTTATCTGGCGAGTATTAATGAAAATTTATTAACAAAAATACAAAGTCAGTTTTCAAAAACAATAAAGACTGATATAATAGGTACGGATACCCCAACAAATAACAACCAAAGTGGAAAGAGCGTACCAACAAGCAGTAGTGGTTGTGGTATTCTATTATATTCAACATATACTGGATTTACACAAAATAATGAAATTAATATTAAAACATTATCTTCAAAAGAATTATATGCTGCAATAACAGCAAAAGTTCCAAATACAAATTATTCTAATTTAATTTATATTATTTCATATTTGGCATCATTTGATAATAATAATTTCAAGGCTAATCATTATAATTTTGGTAATGTTTGGTTAACCTATAATCGAGGTACTATAACTAATTATAATCAAAATATTGAACAATTCTTTTGCTCAAAAAATTTGATTACATCAAGCGAGCAACCGTATGCAATTTTCCCATCATTAGATTCATATATTGATTATATGGCTAGGGTTATTGACAGAGTTTATGGGAAATTAGATTATTATGAGCAAGTTAATGAGGTTGATGCTACCAGAGCGCCTATTGTTGATGCTTATATAATATCTTGGTTATATGGGGAGGATTCAATTGGTGAAGTTAATGCTTCAAATACTTATGCTAAATTGAATGCTAGCGGATATTATGATAAATTAAAGTTAAAAACAAAAGCCGCTGGGGATAGTATAAAAGCAATAAATCCAAAAGCATTTGAGAAAGAAGTAGAAAATTATGTTAAAGTGGAAAATTCCTTAAATAAGGAGAAGAAGATAACAACAGTTGAAGAAGGTTGTATTTTTTCATATAAAGCACCAAATGTTGTGACAAGTATGCCGATAGGTGTGATAATAGTTCCATATAATATTACAATTAAATATAGCGCCAAGAAAATTGAGGAATTATTTTATACTGAAAATGTTGTAAAAGAAATTGAAAATGCTTTAATTAAGATATATGCTTCAAATATTAATCCAGAAATTGTTAAATTTGATGTCATTGTTAAATCAGGTTCAACTGGTTATGATATAACATTTATTGCTGACATTAAAGAATCAACTGGGTTACCATATACTGGTATAAAAATATTGGGGGGTAAAACACCAAATCAAACAACGGTGGTTGATTTAGAAAATAAGATTAAATCTTCACAAAATTATGATAAAGATGATAAGATTATAGTAGAGATTATCCCTATTTCACAGTTTAGTATAAATTATTATTATGCTAAATATACAAAATTAAAGTTATATCCTGAACTTGAATAGATTATTTTAACATTTAAGATATTTATAATAAAAATAATAATTATGAGCATTATTGAAAATCTAAATAATTACTTAGATGATACAAAAAACAAAAAAAATTCATTACTAGATGATGGTTCACATGAAGTTTGTGATTTAATAACTGGAGAGTGTTTTGTTGTTAAAGAAAAAGATGGATTGATTGAGCGTAATGATATTAACAGAGTTGCAAATAGAAATGTTAAAGTTAAAACCAATGGCGGTTTAAAAGAACTATTAAATGACTAAGTTTTAAAATAAAAAAAAATGAAGATAGATCAGAAAATATTAAATGAAATTAATCGTTATCACAAGATAAATAATTATATTATTGAGCAAGCTGCACCCCCACCCCCACCTCCACCTCCAGGTGATGAACTAGACCCAGCAGCAGGTGGTTTGCCAAATGCATCAGTTACACCTCCTGGTGAGGTTTCACCTATCCCCCCAACAGAACCAGGGGGCGTGGATCCATTAAGTACAGCAGAGCCAGAGGTTATTGATGTTAATATGGATGATGATGTTACCGCAATTGACGATGAAGGCGGCAATGAAGAAAGTGTTGATGAAGGTGGTGGTTCTGAAGAGTTAGATATCACAGACTTGGTTACTTCACAAAAAACAATGGAAACTAAGCAAAGCGAATACTTTGATAATTTATTTGGACAATTAAATAAGTTAGAAACAAAGTTGAGTGAAATGGATAAGATTTTTGATAAGTTAACAGCAATGGAAACTAAGATTGAGAAGTATAGAGAAAAAACACCAGAAGAGAAATTAGAGTTAAGGACTTATGATTCATATCCATTTAATCAAAAGTTGTCTGATTTCTTTGATGACAAAAAACAAGACATGGAAAAAAGCGGTAAGAATGAATATATTCTAACATCTGATGATGTCATAGATATAAATCCTGACGAGGTTAAAAATAGCTTTAATCAAGATTATGAGGATGACGATTCATTTGGTATGAAATTTTAAAAAAAAGGGGTGAATAACCCCTTTTTTTTTGGTATAAAGTTTCCTATACTTGTAGTATTAAATAATAAATCAAAAAACATAAGTATGGGAAGTTTAGATGCCATTATGGCGCAGTATGACAAAAATCAAAAGGGGAAGACCCAATTAACGGAAGAGGAGAGGATGAAGAGGTATTTTACATTATTACTAAGCGAGAAAGAAACTACTGGACAGAGACGAATTAGAATTTTACCGACAATTGATGGTAGCACTCCTTTTAAAGAGGCTCATTTCCACGAAGTTAGAGTTAAAGGTTACACTCAAAAATTTTATGACCCAGGTTTGAATGACAATGAAGCTTCACCATTAACTGACATTTACAACACTCTAAGAGCAACTGGTAAAAAGGAAGATGAAGAAATGGCTAAAGAATATAAGCCAAGATTATTCTATGTGTTAAAGGTGATTGATAGAGACCACGAGGAAGATGGTCCGAAGTATTGGAGATTTAAGCATAACTACAAGAAAGATGGTATCTTAGATAAGATTATTCCAATTATCAGAACAAAGGGGGATATTACCGATATAGATAATGGTAGAGATTTAATTATTGATTTAGTTAAAACTAAAACCCCAAAAGGTAAAGAATATACAACAGTTTCAACAATTATGTTTGATGACCCAACGCCATTATCGACTGATGCGGAGTTAGTTAAAAAATGGTCAAACGATGAATCGACTTGGAAAGATGTTTATACAAAAAAACCAAAAGAATATTTAGAAGCTATTGGCAGAGGGGAGACCCCACAATGGGATAATAATCTAGGTAAATTTGTGTATTTAAACACAACAAGTGATGACAATTCTTTTGGTGGTGGGGCAACCGTTGCAAAAAATGCAACAGTTCAAAAATCAAGTGTTATTGTTGATGATGCGGACTATGCTGATGATGATTTACCATTTTAATTAAACTAAAATAGATTTTTTGCGCAAAGTATTGTTTTATGGTACTTTGTGCAAAAAATATCTCTTCTTAAATCAAAAAAATATATGGCAGGAATAAAGAAAAAAGCATCGGTAAGTACTATTGATGCTATTAAGGATAAGTTTTCTACAAAGACAAAGTATAAACCAGAAGATTATTATTCTTGTGGTGAGCCTTTTTATAACGCTTGTGGTGTGCCTGGTCCTGTTATGGGGGGGATAAGTATGTTCTTGGGGCATTCCAATACTAGTAAAACAACTGCTATGATAATGGCTGCTGCTGACGCACAAAAGAAAGGACATTTACCAGTTTTTATTATCACAGAGAAAAAATGGAATTGGGCACATGCTGTTGAATTGGGCTTGAGTGCGCAAATAAATGAGGATGGTGAATGGGATGGGGATTTTATTTTTAATGATTCATTTGATTATATTGAACAAATGACTGAATTTATAAATGAAATTTTAGATACGCAAGAAAAAGGCGATTTACCATACTCTATTCTCTTTCTAATTGATAGTATTGGTTCAATACCTTGTAAGATGACATACGAGGGTAAAGGCGGTAAGATGCACAATGCAGCGGTTTTAGCTGATAAGGTTGGTATGGGAATACATTCTAGGATATCAAAATCAAAGAAGGAAGATTATCCTTATCACAATACATTAATTGCAATCAATCAACCTTGGGTTGAATTACCAGATTCACCATTTGGCCAGCCGACAATTAAGGCAAAAGGTGGTGAGGCACTTTGGTTGGCATCTTCTTTAATATTCTTATTTGGAAATCAAAAGAACTCTGGTATTAACCATATAACGGCAACAAAGAATGGAAGAACTGTTTCTTATGCTATTAGAACAAAGGTTTCAATATTGAAAAACCACGTTACAGGTATTGCGTATAAAGATGGTAAGATACTAGCTGTACCCCAAGGATATTTGCCAGATACAAAAGAGGCCATTGAAAAATATAAAAAAGAATATTCACAATATTGGAATGGTATTTTGTCTGGAGATGGCGATATTACCTTTTCAGAAAAAGACGATGAAGACGCTATAATCTTTGAATAACATGAAGAAAACCCTGCTAATTGATGGCAACAACTTATTTACAATAGGTTTCCACGGAGTAAGAGAATATTACGCTGATGGTAAGCACATTGGTGGGGTTTTCCATTTTTTAAATACAATTAGATTATTTCTTGAAAAACATAATCACGATAAAGTTGTTGTATTTTGGGATGGCAATGAAAACTCATTAATAAGAAAACAGATATACCCCAAGTACAAAGAGAACCGTAAAATTTCTATGGATGACCACAAGTATGAATCTTATTTATACCAGAGAGAAAGAGTTAAAAGTTATCTTGAAGAAGTTTTTGTTAGGCAATGCCAGGCGAATCAGAACGAGGCAGATGATTTAATTGCTTATTATACACAGATAGCCGAAGGTGAAAAGATGATTATATTTTCAGCGGACAAAGATTTAACCCAATTAATTGGAGAAAATGTAACAGTATATTCACCAAGTTCAAAGACGTATAGTAAGAATGGGGATTTGATTCATTTTAAGGATATTGACATACCACATAATAATGTCTATATTTATAAAGTAATTGTGGGGGATACTTCTGATAATATTGATGGGATATCAAATTTTGGTGAGAAGAAGTTAAAAGCATTTTTCCCAAACTTTGAGAAGAGAGATTACCAGTTGGATGAAATATTAAGTGAAGCGAAAGTTTTGCTTGAAGAAAAAAAGAATAAATCTCTGGATAATTTGGTATCAGGTATTAGCAAATCTGGTTTTGTTGGGGAGGAATTTTTTGATAAAATTGGCAGAATAATTGATTTAAAAAATCCGTTATTAACGGATAATGGCAAAGAAATGGTTAATGAGGTTTGCAACGATAAGTTAGACCCAACTGATAGAAGTTATAAGAACTTATTGAAGTTAATGAATGAAGATGGGTTCTTTAAATTCCTTCCAAAGAAGGATGATGCTTGGGTCGATTTTATTAGACCATTTATGAAATTGAGTAGAAAAGAGAAAAAAAATTAATAATTAAAACAAAAAAACGATGAAACAAACTGATGTAACAAAAGTTGAATTCTTACTTACGCTTAATGAGAACATTATTGTGCAAAGATTTTTGAATGTAAAAAACATTAATCCTAATGTTAAGAAATCCTATGAGTTATACGAATCTGTAAGGTATTTTGCTGAAGAATTATCTTGGTTTTTGAAAACTAAAGCAGTTCAGTATTTGACTGAAAACCAAACAACTATTACAATGGATCCAGATGTTATGAATACATCTTCAACAGATGGTGTCGAACATTTTAATATTTATATTAAGATAGCAGACCAACTAGTTTCCCATAGAATTATTGATGGTAAATTGTATCCACCAAAAGTTAGATACACAGTTGATGTTAGACCTTTCATTAAAGATTATTTAAAAGAATTAACATCGGTGTTAGTTAGTCCTAATCTAACCCACGAGTATTTAGAGAAAAATTTATTATCTAACTAATAAATCATTTTAAATGTCCAAAAATTTTGATTACTTGGGACAAACGTTCCAGTTGCAATTAATTAACCAAATTATTTTGGATAAAGAATTTGCCAGAGCAATAATTGATTTTATAAAAGTTACCTATTTTGATAATAAATATTTCAAGTTAATCATACAAATGATTAAAGAATACTATTCAAAATACGAAACTTCCCCCAACTTCGATACTTTGGAAGTTGTTGCGAAATCTGAAATTAGTCAAGAGTTAGCATTAAAGATTGTAATTGATACTATTACAAAAGTAAGAAATGCGCCTCTTGATGGTGTTGAGATAGTTCAAGACAAGGCTTTAAAATTCTGCAAACAAGAAGAGGTTAAGATTGTTCTGGAGAAAGCTCAAAAGGTTATTAATGAAGGTGATTTTGAATCTTATGACCAACTAGAAGAATTATTAAGATACGCCCTCCAAGTGGGGGTTAAAGAATCCAATGGGTTTGAGGTATTTAATGATTTGGTTGATGTTCTTGATGAGGATTATAGACACCCCATACCAATGGGTGTTAAGGGCATAGACGTCCTCTTAAAGGGGGGTTTAGCCAAGGGGGAGGTTGGTATTATATTCGCAGGTCCAGGCATCGGCAAATCGACTCTATTGACCTTAGTTGCAAACACTGCTTTCAATAACAACTATAATGTTTTGCATATATTCTTTGAGGATAATCCCAAGATTATACAAAGAAAGCATTTAACTCTTTGGACTAAGATATCCCCAGATGAGTTACCAAATCATAAGGATATAGTTTATGATACGGTTAATAAAATAAAAGAAAATCATACTAATAAGTTAATTCTAAAGAAATTGCCATCTGATACTTTAACTATGAATCAGATTAAGAATCAAATTAGAAAGGTAATTGCTGATGGGATAAAACTTGACTTGGTTGTCTTGGATTATATTGATTGTGTTGTACCTGATAGACAAGGTAATGATGAGTGGAAAAACGAGGGATCTGTTATACGTCATTTTGAGGCTATGTGCCACGAGTTAAATATTGCTGGATGGCTTGGTACACAAGGTAATAGGTGTGTTTCGTTAGATACTATTGTGGATATTAAAAATAAGGGTTTGATTTATATAAAGGATGTGGTGATTGGAGATAATATTCTAACACATAAGGGGTATAAAACTATTAGTTATGTATTCCCTATTGAGAAACAACCTGTTTATAAAATTAAGACAAAAAGTGGAAAGGAAATAAAAGTGTCAGCAAAACACAAATTTCCAACATTAGGTGGGGGTTTACTATCAATTGATAGTGGTTTGTCTGTTGGTGATACACTTTTTGTTAAAAACACTAATATTATTTTAGATGAAATTGAATCAATTGAATTGGTAGGTAAAGAGGATACAATTGATATTACTGTTGATGATACTCATATGTTTTACGCTAATGACATTTACACACACAACTCATCTATTTCCTCACAAGTGGTAACAAATGACCAGATGGGGGGTTCGATAAAGAAAGCGCAAGTAGGTCATGTTATCATTAGTATAGCAAAGAGTTTACAACAAAAAGAGATGAACCTAGCAACTGTTGCGATAACTAAATCAAGAATTGGTAAAGATGGCATTGTATTTGAGAATTGCAAATTTGACAATGAAATGCTTGAAATTGATACGGATACCACGGCAACATTCTTAGGTTTTGAAGAACAGCAAGTTGAGAAAAAGAAAGAAAGGATTAAAGAATTATTAGCAAAGAAAACAGATAATTTTTTATGATAAAGATATTTTATACTCAAAAAGTGATACTTTTATTTTTTGTTTTTATATTTATCTTAACCTAATAATAGAAAAATGAAAAAGAATATTTTTGAAAAAAGAGTGAATATTTTGCCTTATGAATATCCATCCTTATTGGCTTATAAGGATGCGATAAGGCACTCGTACTGGATACATTCGGAGTTTAACTTTACAACTGATATTGATGATTATAAGACAAAAATATCAAATGAAGAGAGGGAAGTTATTAAGAGGTCAATGTTGGCTATTGCTCAAATCGAGGTTAATGTGAAAACATTCTGGGCTGACCTTTATAAAAGAATGCCCATAACTGAAATTGGTGACGTTGGTATGACATTTGCAGAATGCCATGGTGAGGGAACTGAAATACTAACACCAAAAGGCTGGGTTAACTTTAAAGATATTGATATTAACACAGAAGTTATTCAATATGATTTAGAAACCAATACAATGACATCTGTTTTACCAAGTAATGTTATCAATGAACCTTACAAGGGAAAAATGCACAGGATTGAGAACCAAACTTATAGTGCATTGCTTACCCCCAACCATAACATTTACTACAAAACTAGGAGTGGTAATATTATAAAAAGGGCTATTAAAGATATTAATGCTTTTAGTAGTGATATGAAACTACCTTTTTCTGGTAAATTTGTTAATGAGGGGGTTGATGAGTTAACAACCATTGAAAGATTGAGAATTGCCATTCAAGCTGATGGATCTGCTAGATTCTGGGATAAAAATGGTGAGAAAGTAAGAAGGGGTTCAGATTCAAATACTAATACATATGAAATTGGGGTTAAAAAAGAAAGGAAAAAAACTAGGCTTAAAAACCTTATTTTAGAGTCTGGATTAACTTATAGAGAGTATAATACATCAAGACCTGAATATGTTAAATATGAGATAGACTTTCCTATTGATTATGATCTTAAACAATTTGATTGGGTTGATTTATCTGATAAGTCTGAAAAGTGGTGTAATTCCTTTATTGAAGAATTGATTGAATGGGATGGGACTAGATTAGAAGGTAAGGGTAATGCCAAGAATTGTCTTATTAGATATTCAACCACTAATAAATCATGTGCTGATAAGGTTCAGGCAATAGGATTTCTAGCAGGATATAGGGCTAATATGGGGACTTCAGTAGATAATAGGAAAGATTCTTATAAAGATGTTTATGCTATTAATTTTGTAAATGTAGAACCTTATTCCTCAATAACATACAGACCAACTATTGAGGATTATGATGGTAATATTTATTGTGTCACAGTTCCAACTGGATGTATTGTAACCAGATATAATGATAAAGTTTTAATATCAGGAAACTCGGAAGTAAGACATAAGGATGCTTATGCGCAATTATTAAGAATTCTTGGGTTGGAAAATGAGTTTCAGACAGTTATTGAAATTCCTGCCATAAAGAATAGAATTGGTTATCTATCAAAATATTTGGATGGAACAAGGAGTAAGGAGAATAAAATGTACACAAAGTCTGTATTATTATTTTCATTGTTTATTGAGCATGTGAGTTTATTTAGCCAGTTCTTGATTATGATGTCCTTTAATAAGGAGAAAAATCTATTCAAGGGTATTTCAAATGTGGTTGAAGCCACATCAAAGGAAGAAGAAATTCACGGTAATTTTGGATCAGAACTTATCAATATTATTAAGGAAGAAAATCCAGAATGGTTTGATGATGAATTTGAGCAACTGATTGTTTCTGCTTGCCATAAAGCATATGCTGCTGAATGTGGAATACTAGATTGGATATTTGAGCATGGTGAATTAAGTTTCTTATCAAAAGATACAATTAAACATTTCATTCAAAATAGATTTAATAATTCATTAAATAGAATTGGAATGAAGCCAGTATTTGAGGTTGATTTTACAGAGATTGAGAAGACGTTATGGTTTGATGTGGAGATTTTATCAACAAAGGAGGGGGATTTCTTCTATAAAAAAAGTACGGATTACAATAAAAAAAGTAAGAGCATAACAGAAGATGATTTGTTTTAAATGGTATCTTTTTTGGGTGTAAAAATTTATGTTATTGGTGCATATAAACTATAAAATTATAAAATTTATATGAATTGGGAAATCATATATAAAAACTTAATAGATAAAGCAATCCTAGAAAAAAGAAGTAGGAGTACTGAAATATATTATGAAAATCATCATATTATACCAAAACATATGGGTGGGGATAATTCAGAAAATAATTTAGTACTCCTAACATTTAGAGAACATATATTGGCACACTACATATTGTGGAGGATTTATGGACGTGAAGGTGATAAATTAATGTATTCTATTAGAAGTAATCAAACAGAAGAGTCGCAAAGATTAAGAGTTAAATTAGCAGTTGAAGCAAATAGAAATACAGGTAAAGGTTTTCAAAATTGGGTTGGAGATAAACACCCAATGAGAGATTCAAAAAAAGTTCAGAAAATGATTGAAACAAAAAGGGAAAAATACGATGGGCATATAATATCTAATGATGCAATGAAACAATGGTACAATTCAGTTAAAAATCATCTACAAGAAATGTCAAAAGACCCTAATATACAAGAAAAAAGGTCTAAAACCATTAAAGAAATTAATGCAACTTTAACACCAGAAGAATTTACACTAAAATATAATAATGCAGGTGAAAATAATGGAAATTATGGTTGGATTAAAGGGTATTATGAAGTAATTGATCCTGATGGTAATATTACAAAATATGAAAATCAAGAAGAAATTATAAAGCAATTAAGGTTATCCCAATCTTTTTTAATTAGAAATAGAAACAAAGGAGTGTGTTATACAACACCAAAGAAAAACGCAGGTAAATGGAATGGATGGACGTTTAATTATTTTAAATTACCATGCCCAACTACTGGAAGGGTGCAAAAAGAGCATAAAAAACATAAATCAACTAAAAGACAAAAAAAATGAATAAAGAAAAATATTATTGGTTAAATAAGGAGAGTAGAACTTTCTTATCAAGGGGGTATATAAATGAGACCCCCGAGCAAAGAATTAAAGATATTGCAAATAAAGCAGAGGGGTATTTAAAAATTGATGGTTTTGCTGTTAAGTTTGAGGAATATATGGCAAAAGGTTTTTATAGCCTTTCTACACCTGTATGGATTAATTTTGGTAAAGAAAAGGGATTGCCCATATCCTGCTATGGATCCAATATTGATGACACATTAGATAGCATTTTAAATGCTGGAAGAGAGATTGGTATGATGTCAAAATATGGTGGTGGAACTAGTGCTTATTTAGGTAATATTAGAGCAAGGGGAACTAAAATATCAACAGGTGGTACAGCAGATGGACCAGTTCATTATGCAAGGGTGTATGACACAGTAGTTGATGTTTGCAAACAATCAGAGGCAAGAAGGGGTGCGTGTGCAGTCTGGTTACCAATTGAACATAATGATATTATGGAGTTTCTTGATATTGGAACAGAGGGTAATCCAATCCAGAATTTACAATATGGTGTTACTGTTACAGATAATTGGATTAATGATATGAAGGGGGGTGACCCAAGCAAGAGAAAAATCTGGGCAAAGATTATTCAAAGACGTAATGAGTTTGGTTTTCCATATATTATGTTTAAGGATAACTCAAATAACAATTCCCCCTACAAAGAGTTGGGTATGGAGATAACTGCTTCAAATTTATGTCTAACAGAAGACCAAAGAGTTGTCACATCAAAAGGATATTTAACTGTAAAAGAGTTATATGAGATTGGTGATGAATTGGTGTTGTTTAATGGTGAAGAGGAAGTTAAATCAACTCCTATGTTATTGAGGAATGAGGATGCTGAAATTCTAAAAATAACATATTCAAATGGAATGACCCAAAAGGTAACATTTAATCATGGAATTCCAGTTTTTAATGATACTACAAAAGATATCGTAAGAGTTGAAGCAAAGGATTTGAAAATTGGTGATTATGTTGCATTACAAACAAATAAAGGTTTGTTCGGTGAATTAGATATGCAGGATGAGGCTTACTTGTTGGGTTTATATCAATCAGATGGAACTCAAGATAAGGATAATTTGATGATTGATATTTGGGAGAATGATTTTGATTTGATTGATGATATCCAAGAAAAATTTAATAAAATACATTATAAGTATGGTTGTGATACATATGATGTTAAAAATGCTTTTGGTAGAGAAAAAGTTGAATCAAGAAATAGAAAACCAGCAACTTTCTTTGATTCAAAAGTTAGTCAATCTCTTGTTAAGAAAAAAAGATTAACATCAAGAACACTTAAAAAAGCATTAAATTTTGAAAAAGGTTATGTTCCATCTTGGATTTGGGAATCAAATGAGGATACTATTTGGGCGTATTTAAGAGGTTTATTGTATGCTGATGGGACTGTGTTTAAGAGTGATAACAAAGGTGAGCCAATACAAATTTCCTATGCTGATATCAATAAAGAATTTTTAAGTGAGTTACAAATTTTATGTACTAATTTAGGTCTTAGTTGTTCTATTCGTCTTTTAAGAAAAGAAGGTCAAAGTTTATTACCTGATGGTAAGGGTGGGCATAAATATTATACATCTAAAGATTGTTGGAGATTAATTTTTGGAAGTAAAAATGATGCTTTAATTATTGAAGAAAAAACTGGGTTCTTAACAAGAAAGAATGTTATTATTGAAGATAGGGAGTATAGAGATAATACTAAGAAAAGAGCAAAAGTCGTTTCAATTGAACAAGTAGATAATGAACCAGTTTATTGCCCAACAGTACATAATGATGAACATATTTTTGTATCAAATGGACTAAAGACTTTTAATTGTTCAGAAATTCAATTACCAACAGATTCATTAAACTCGTTTGTTTGTTGTTTGGGTTCATTGAATTTACTTCATTGGGATGAGATAATTGAGACTGATGCAATTGAGGTTTATACTATGTTCTTAAATGCAGTTATGGATGAATTTATATTGAAGTCAGGTAAAATGGCTGGTATGAAAAGAGCTAATAGATTTGCGTCACAACATAGAGCCATTGGCTTGGGGGTTTTGGGTTATCATTCATTATTCCAATCAAAATTAATTCAATTTGAATCTTTGATGGCAAAGCAATTAAATCATCAAATATTTAAAACAATTAAAGAAAAATCTGAATTAGCTTCAAAATATTTATATGAAGAGAAGGGATATAAATGTTTAAGAGAGGGTTATGCCAACACAACATTAATTGCTATTGCCCCAACCAAGTCAAGTTCTTTTATTCTGGGACAAGTAAGTATGGGTATTGAGCCAATCAAATCAAATTATTTTATTAAAGATTTGGCAAAATCAAAAACAATTTATAAGAATCCATTTTTGGATATTGAATTGGAAAAGTATGGCTTAAATACACCAGAAACCTGGGAAAGTATTTTGAAGAAAGATGGATCGGTTCAGCATTTGGATTTCCCCACAAAAGAGGTGTTTAAATCATTTATTGAAATATCACCAAAAGAATTGATATTACAAGCAGCACAGAGGCAAAAATTTATTGACCAATCACAGTCATTAAATTTGATGATACACCCATCAGTTCCAGCAAAGGATATAAATCAATTATATCTATATGCACATGAAGAGGGGGTTAAGACGCTTTACTATCAGTTTAGCCAGAGTTCAGCACAATCATTCGCAAGAAATATTAATGAGTGTGTGAGTTGTGAATCTTAGATTTGGTACAATTTGTTAAATAAAAAACCCCCAGTCTATTAATTTAGATTTGGGGGTTTTTATCTTTTTTATTTTCCACTCAATGTGTCATAAATACGTTCAAGTTTTTTTACATCAGCTTCACTAAATGCAAAATTAGTATTCTCAAATTTATCTTTCATTTTTGAAAGTTTATCCATAATTTTGTTAACCATAGATATTGCTTTTTTCCCAGTTTTTGCTTTACCTTCTTTATGGTAGTCCATAAAAAGGCCTTCACTTCCTTTATCTTCAACAATTCTTTTAACTAGTTTATTTAAACCAGCTTCTGTTAATCTTACTGTTCTCATAATTTTTTTTATATAAATATACAATAAATTAAATTCGTTTACAAATTTATAAAAAAAGACATATTTATATACAAACAAAGTATAATGGCTGAAGGTTTTACATATGGGGTTGATTTTCCTTTTGATACTTCTCCAAAAGGGGATTCGTTAAAGATGACTGAATATGTGTCAGAGGAGGTAAGAGCGTCTTTGTTGCATTTACTTTTAACCAGAAAAGGTAGTAGGTATTATCTACCTGATTTCGGCACTAGACTTTATGAATTTTTATTTGATCCTTTGGATGTTGTATCTTTTGATATTATTGAAGATGACATTAGAAGTGCTGTTAATAAATATATACCTAATTTAGTTTTGAATAAAATAACAATTGAACCTATTTTAGAAAGTGAAGAGGTTAAAACAACCAAATTAAATTTAGATGAAATGGGGTCAAGTTCTGTTGATAAGATTTATAGGTCGCCAGGAAAGGGAACTTATGAGAATACAGCGAAAATAAAAATAGAATATACAACAACAAATAACACTTTTAGTGGTAGCGATTTTGTAATTATAAACATATAATATGACAGACAAGAAAATATCTTATGGTGTAAGGGATTTCCAAGGGATAAGGAGCGAATTAATAAATTACGTTAAAACATATTATCCTGATTTAATAAACGATTTTAATGATGCGTCAATATTCTCAGTATTTTTAGATTTAAATGCTGCTGTTGCTGATAATTTACACTATCATATTGATAGAAGTTTGCAAGAAACAGTTTTACAATATGCGCAGCAAAAATCATCAATATATAATATTGCAAAAACATACGGTTTAAAAATACCAGGACAAAGACCATCTGTAACATTATGTGATTTTTCAATAACGGTTCCTGTATTTGGTGACAAACCAGATGTTAGATACGCTGGTTTATTACAAAGAGGTGCGCAAGTTACTGGCAACGGGATATTATTTGAATCATTAAATGATATTGATTTCTCATCTGATTATGATACCCAAGGAAATAAAAATAGAACAGTTGTACCAAATAGGTTAAATAATATAATCATTAACTATACATTAACAAAAAGAGAACCAGTAATTAATGGTACAACAAAGGTTTTCAAGAGAGTAATTACCCCTTCTGACATTAGACCATTTTTTGAATTATTCTTACCTGAAAAGAATGTTTTGGGCATAACAAGTGTGTTATTAAAGAATGGACAAATTGGAACCATACCTCCAAACGCTGATTTTTTAAGTGAAAATGATAGATGGTATGAGGTTGATTCTTTGGCTGAGGATCGTGTTTTTATTATTGATACAACAAAAGATACAAGTAATGCTGGTATAAAAGTTGGTAAATACATTCAAACAGAAAATAGATTTATTAGTGAGTATACGCCAGAAGGATTTAAGAAGATTACTTTCGGTAGTGGTGTTAATACTGCTATGGAACAATTAAATAATTTCACATTAAATGGGCAATCCCCAACGTTAGAAAACATATTAAATAACTTTTCATTAGGTAGAACATTACGCCCAAATACTACATTGTTTATACAATATAGAGTTGGCGGTGGGGTTAATACAAATTTAGGACCGAACACATTAACGCAATTAGGTGTTAATAATTTTATTATTAATGCTGGAAATTCTGCACAAGAGTCTGCGGTTATTAATTCACTTAGGGTTAATAACTTATTCCCAGCGATAGGGGGTGCTGGATTACCTAGTGTTGAAGAAGTTAGAAATTTTGTTTCATATAATTTTGCAGCACAAAAGAGGGCTGTTACGATTAGGGATTACGAGTCAATCATTAGGAATATGCCCCCGGAGTTTGGAGCACCTGCCAAGGTATCCATTCAAGAGAAAGATAACAAAGTAGAAGTTTTGCTACTTTCTTATGATATTAACGGTAAATTAGTAAGTGATAATTCTAAGTATTTGGCGGATAATATTGCCAATTATTTATCCAATTATAGGATGTTAAATGATTATGTTGTTGTAACATCAGCAAAAGTGATTGATATAAGCATTGATATTAGTGTGGTGTTATCAGCTGGATTTGCGTCAAAAGATGTTATTAATAATATCATAACTGTTATTAATACTTATTTTTCACCACAATCTATGCAATTGGGGACAAATGTTAATTTATCTGAATTGAAGAGTAGCATACAAACATTAATTGGTGTTGTTACAATAAGTGAAATGGTAATTAAGAATGAAGTTGGGGGGGATTATTCTGGTGGGGAAACCTCAATGTCATATTCGGATAAGGAGAATAAAATAATTCAACCAGTAGATGATACAATTTATTCTCAACCATCAGAAATTTACCATATTCGTTATCCTGAAAAAGATATTAGAGTAAAAGCAAAACTAGCAACTGGAATGACTATTGGGTAATTTGTTTATTTTAAGCCAAACAAAGTTATTATATAATAAATAATCAATAACTAAAATATTTATATAATCAAACGGTTTAAATGGACAACTCTTTTAGAATAAGAACAGAAATAGGTAAAGACAAAGTAGTAAATTTTGAGTTAAATCAGGACTTTGAATTTTTAGAAATACTATCCTTTAAAGTTAGACAATCAGATGTTTTCTCATTAAATTGTGCTAATTATGGTGTTGTAACAGGAAGGGTTACAGCAAATACAGGCTTTGGACTACCAAATGCAAAAGTTTCAATTTTCATACCAATAAGCGATGAGGATGTTAATAATGAAGTTATTAATGCAATTTATCCTTATAGAAATATAAAAGATACAAATGAAGATGGGTATAGATATAATCTATTACCTTATGAAGAATCTTATTTTGGACATGTTCCAACAGGTACATTCCCCTCACTAGATGATGTTTTATTAAATACCGTTGCCATTGAAGTATTTGACAAGTATTACAAATATACGGTCAAGACAAATTCAAGTGGCGATTATATGATATTTGGTGTCCCCGTTGGCGGTCAAGTTGTTTTTATGGATCTTGATTTATCTGACATGGGTGAGTTTTCATTAACCCCAGAAGATATAATTAGAATGGGGTTGGCGACCAGAGACCAATTAAAGGATGGAAAGTTTAAGGCTTCAACTGACTTGCAAATATTGCCGCAAATTGTGTCATTAACAAAACCAGTTGATGTGTCACCATTATGGGGGGATGATGAAATATGCCAGCCAGCAATTAATAGGGTTGATTTTGATTTAAGGGATGACGCGAATATTGACATACAACCAACATCTGTTTTTATTGGTTCAATAATATCAACAACAGATAAGTTAGCAACAAAAATAAGTTGCAACAAACCAAACAAACAAGGTGAATTATGTAATTTAATTGCAAATACTGGGCAAATATTAGCAATCAGGCAAACAATTGATGTAGATAATTTAGATAAGCCAATTTTAGAACAATACGAGATAGAAGGTGGGGGGTATGTTATTGATGATAATGGTGCTTGGATTGTAGATGTTCCGATGAATTTGGATTATGTTATTACAGACGAGAATGGGGAGAAAATAATAACAACAGATAAGACAAGGGGCATCCCAACAAAGGGTAAATATAGATTTAAGGTTAAGTGGGAGCAATCGGATGAGTTAAATAAATCAACAAAAAGAGCCACATATTTGCTTCCTAATATTAAAGAATATGGGTGGGATAGTTTGAATCCAACAGTTGACCCAATAAACTCAAATGTCGCAAATGTTAAAGAGCAACTTAGGGGTTCTTATTATTTTGGCCTTGCTTGGTCTGGCTACACTAATTCAGTTGATGCTATATCTTGTGAGGACACATTCTATGAATTTAATTATAATAGGGTTTATACTGTAAGTAATTTAATATATAATGACCCGATAAAAGGAATATCAGATGATTTATGCGATGCTAGGGTCAATAAGTTTCCAACGAATGATGGTATTAAACACCCCACGTTCTTGGGTAGTATTATTAATTTCTTTAATTCTCTAATTTCAATTATTACGGTAAACTTAATTGTTCCGTTAGTTTTCATTTTACATATAGTATCAGGAATCATTAATTTAATTCTCGACATCGTTACTATTGTCGGTAAAATTATGAATTTTTTAGTAAGATTATTTGGATTTAAGTCGGTTAAATTTATTGATTTAACTAACTTAAAAATAAAAACTATAAAACTGCCTATAATATCATATCCATCTTGCACTACTTGTGAGTGCGATGCTACGGTCATTAGTGATGAACCAGTTTCACTTTTGGATTCTGGGTTTTTAACGCCAGTTAGTAACCCAGCTAATTATTATAAGAAATATTTGGATTCATTATTGTTGTTAGATGGTCAATTTAATAAATTTTTTAATCAATACGGTATAACCATCTTCAGTCAAAGATACGACCCCCAGACAAACGAAGGTAAAGAAGATAGACAATACTTTGCGGAGGCAGTCAGTCAAGCGCTAGGGGGCAAATTAACCATATTTGAGAATATAAATGATTATAAAGAAACAATATCTGATGAATTTGAATTCTTAAATTCAAACAAATTCTTCACGTATCAATTAACTTTGAATATCCCAGAAAGAATTAATTTATTTAATACCAGAGGGCAATATTTTTCTTATACAAATTTAATTAAAGTTACCTTTTCAGTTGATAACAATCTTGGAAAATCGCATTACGATAATACATTAACTGTTTTAACGCCAAAGTTTTATGATTCAGGTACATTATTGAGTTTTGTTGATCCCAAAATAACTTTTGATGAAAATAATAAAAACAATATTACTGGTACAACAGTTGGGGATGTTAATTTTAGCATTACAGTTAATTATATTGACCCTGGTAAATCTGATAAATCAGTAGTATATACAATTCCTAAGTCACCTAGTTTGGTTAAAACCCAAATTTTCCCTATGGATATTGAGTATTATCAAGTAATTACTGCTATGACTTATAGTCAATTTATAAAAATATCTAATACAAGTAGTTTCCCTAGGTCATTTCCAACAATATTAGCAGGTTCAGGAGACACTAGGTATAGTATTAAAAATAATATTAATATTGAAGGTCAGACAAACAAGAAAACTTTGGATTATTATGAAAATATTGAAGAACAATATGTTGTGATAATGCAAAGGGGGGTTGATCCGTATTCCCCCTTATTTACAAATGAATATAGTTTAGGTAGAATTTTTGGATTCCAAGATGAATTAGCAATTAAAGTGAATACAAAATGTAGATTAAACATCCCTATTCAGAAAATAACTAATGGGGAATCAATACAGAGTCATTATAATCAAAATGAGATTTTTCATCCATCTTATTTTTTCACCCCAGGTAGTGATTTCGTTTCCATAACATTCCAGAATGGAGGTTATTATTCGGCATTTGATAAAAAATATATAAATAATAATATTAATTCAAATCAAATTTTAAGTGAATTAGATGTCACCACAACTATAACACCAAAATATATTAATAATATTTTTGTTCAAAATGGTTCTTATTTATCTTTTGATGATTTATCTGGGGGTAGTTTTTTCTTTAATAACACTAATAACAATAATGTGACAAATAGGATGGATTATTTGTCACCATCTTTATATGGTCCATTTCATGTTTCGCCATTTGTTAGATTAAATAATAAGCAGAATAATATTATGCGTACAGATAGATTGCCATCATCGGATCAGTTAGATAGACCAGATGATAATTGGAATTTTGATGTACCATTATTGCAGCAAAACTTGGTATTTGGGGCTTACATATTCACATTGTTAAGTGGGGGTGATTTGGTTATAGATAGTGTTGGTACGGATGATTCATTTGGTGATATTGATAATGAAGGATTGCCAGGTAGTGATTTAATATCTAGTTTTGACACTTGTTCAGATATGGTTGATTTGGATTGTTATAAAGGTGAAGGTGAGGATTTTGGGATAGATGATAAGTGCAAGGACAAAGGTAGAGTTGATAATGGATGTTATGTATTGTTGAAGAATAAAATTATTGATATTTTTGTTGATATAGAGAATGTTTTAGAATGGAATCTTAGAAACTCTGTTATTCGTTCATTATGTTCTGGCATAATATCAGAATCATTTTTAAATAATTGGGTTAATGGTACTTTATTTGCCCCAGCATTAAAAACTAATTTCAAAATAGGTAAGAGGAATAAAATAGTAACTGCCAAATATTGTAAACAAAGTGCTTATTTTGATGACAAAACAAATAATTTATATTATAGGTCATCCCCATATTATAATGGTAGTTTTATATCTTTTGCAAATTATGGTATAATTCCTAGACCTACAACAATTATGGATTTGGGGAAAAAAACATTTACATATATAAAACATATAACTGATATACAAGATTTCAGATATATTATGAATAAACTATCTAATACTTCATACCAAGAAAACGATTCGTTAATTAATTTTTATGTAATATCAAGGTTAATAAATTCAACATTCTTAAAAAGTTTGGTTGGGTCAAATGTTATTGATAAATTCTTCACAAGAAGACTTGGTACTATGAAAATGATAGATGGGGATTTAGCTCAATTATTTAGTATAAATTCACAGTTGGGGGTATTAGAATTTTCTTCTGAGAACTATGAAGATACGCCAAACCCAGTTCAAATTTATAAAATTAATAGTAAAGTTTATATTGCTGTATTTTTTAATTCATCAGTTGAAGACTTGCAAATAAGGGATTATCTGACCCCAGGCAGAATAAATGTAAGAGATGCTGACGATTTATTAAGTAGAAAAATACCAATAAAAATAAAATCACAAAAAGTTCCAATGTTAATTTGGAGTAAAGCCGATAATACTAATATTTTTGGTAATGATAAAAATAATTGGAAAGTAGATAATAATAAATTAACATTAACAAGTAGATATTACCAAGAATTAGATAGGCTTGAACCAAATAAAGCAGAGAATAACTATTTTGCTAATTCAAGAACCTTGGCAGGTAATTTATCTGACGATATTTATAGTCGTGGTTATATATATGCTGTAGATTCACAAGGGGTAATTTCATTAATTGACAATAATTCTAGCTTGAAGTTTTTAGTTGGTGCACCATATTATTTTTATTTTGGTTTAGTAAAGGGGGGTTCGGCTATGAATTTATTTAAAAATAGATATCCATCATGAGTAAGTATAAAATAGTTCCAAATTCATTTAAATTTAAGACCGCAGAGGAATTAGATAGTTTTATTAATATAGATTTATCTACTGATAGAAAAGAACTTATTGAATTTGATAAGAACACAAATATTGATTTAGCTGACTTGGGGAATAAGGAAAAGAATGAATCTTTCAGATATAGACCAACAGTTAAAATAAATTTCATATATAACAATTCATATACTGGGACAACATCTTATTCAGGGTATACATTATTTTATGAATATACTAGTAATTTAGATATAAGTAATAAATATGGCTATTTAAATAGTTATGATTTTGACTTCTTTAGACCCCCTACTAATGTTAAGTATGATATATATGATACTTCGATAGCTTACAAGTATAATTGGTCATATTACTATACATATCCATTTGATGAGGTAGATAAAGAATTATCAATAGATTTGTATGATAAGAGTTTGACATGGAGTTCTTCGGATGGAATACCTTTTGTTTCAAAATATATAAGGGCTAATGGTAAGGATTTTATACGCTTAAAGTGTGGAGTTAAACATGGCTTATCGGCATTTGAATATATAAGTTTAACAATAAATGGGGAGGAGAATATTATAAAAATATCTTCATTAGGTGATGAAAAGTTTCAATCAGAATTTTACATATTGAATATTGAGGTTGTTGATGTTTTGAACCCAATTATACCAGAGGATTACATTGGTACATTTAAAAGAGTTATTAATCCAAATAATTTAGAAGAAACCAAATCAAAATATTATATTAGGAGACATAAAGTAATAAAAAATGTTGACCAAATAAATGCTGTTAAATCTGGGTATGAAAAAAATATTTATGATTCGCCTTATAGTTTGGTTTTCTATGATGAAGAAACAAAGTTGGGTAGGAGAAATTCAAATACATCATATAATTTTACTATTGATGATGACATTGAGTTAGGTAATTTGGTTGATAATAAAAATAGGCCAATAACTGAATTATTTTTTACAATTGTTAATAAAGGTACTAGTGGATTCTTTAATAATCCAAATAATAATACGGGGTTAAAAGAAGGCTGGGAATTTAACATAACAAAGACACCTAATAGATGGTGGGATGGCGCTGGGGCAAATACCAATATACCAACGTCAACATATACAAAAGAAAATCTTGATTTCTATTATAATAATAATTATAAAAATGGGGATTTATTGAATGGTGATTTTTGTGAATGGAATAGTTTTGAACAAACTGAAAGAGTTATTTCAGAATATCATCATAAAATAACACATAATCCTAGTATATTTAAAATAGGCAATCAAAAAAATGGGTATTATTATAAACCCCATAATAAAATTGTTGTAAAGGTTTTTTCTGACTATATAGAAAGGGGTTCGGTCGATGAGGTAGATAACATTCCAAGTTATGCTTTTTTCTCAAAACAAACAAATGAATTTGTATGGAGAGATTTATATGATATTGGGTATTTTGATGAAAATACAAAAGGTATTAATTACCCATTTATAAATAATACACATTATCCTTTTAATTATTTTATATTTAGATTAGTCCAAGAGGGGTATTCTTACGCTAATAAAATTAGCGGATCAACTGAAAATGAAAAACCAATAATAGATGAGTGTGAATAAATATAAATTAATTAAACCAAATGTTAATGACTTGTTAATAAATCTACCAATAGAGATTAATTGGGATTATCTTGGGCATCAAGATAGCATAGATTCATACGAAGAAACAATTATTGATACTATTACAAAAGATAAAATTGATTATGAATTGACTAGATTTTCCCCCAAAAAATGTAGGGAAGGTTCTGGTGTACCTATTGAAAAATGTAACCAATTAAATTTTGAGTTTTATTTTTTCACAGGAACAACAATTGCTGATAATTCGCAGTGGATTCCTAGTTTTTTAAATGGGGATTTTTTCGAGAAGGATATTATTTTTAATACTAACAAGTTTAAAAACTCTTTTTTTAAATTAGATTTTTATGACTCACCAATAGCGAAGGGGCAAAAAATATATTTGTCAACCATTTTTCCATTTGAGAATGGTAATAAAAATAATAATAGTGTTAAGACACCAATCTATACATTAGATTATACATCTAATAGTGAGAATTATTTTATCTATTGGTTAAAAGATAAGAATTATTTAAATATTGATACTTTTTATGTTTCAGCGACTTATTTTAATAGTTCTGATGGTAATTTCACCAGAATGGCAAATGTTTGCCAAGGGGGTTTAGATGCAGATAAATATAATTTAAATTCTATTTTTGATTTTTATTACAAATTAGAATTAGATTATGATGTTAAGAAATATGAATATTTTGATATGAAGGTTGAAAATTTAGTTGCGGGGTTAGTTAATAACCCAATAAAATGGTATGAATATGTTTCAATATAATGTTATATAAAATAAAAATAACCCCAGAGTCTTTTTCGCAAATAATCAAATATGTTGATTATAATGGTAAAGAAGTTGGTGTGTATAGAACAGTAAGCGAGGTTTTAACTGGGACTACTAATAACCAACCAATT